AGTCCAGGTCTAGGGCGCATGAAATTAGCCTGCGCTAGCCTTTAACCGAGTAATTTGCCTTTAATATGGGAGCCATGGACACGAACAGATATCTGTCCGTTATAGTATTCGTCTGATTCTAAAACTTTTCTTGTGAATTGTTCTCGTGCCTCAATGTATGAACATTCTGCCTTTGATTTACAGTAATATAATATTTCTCTATGAAATTTGTCTGTGCCTAATTGTGCTACGTCTTTGCTGAGATAATCGTTTGAGCCGTAATATGTCTGCCAGTCTGAGTCTATTTTTGATTTAATTCGTTTCTTTTTCTTTGTGCCGTTTTTTAGTTTTACTGTTTTATAAGAAATTTTACTAAATTTGCCTAATTTTTTGCCTATGTATTTTTTGCCTGTGACCAAATTTGTGATAAGATATACGAAGCCTATGCAATCTTCCGGTAATTCTGTGACTAAGGTATTTTTATAATACCAAGTCATTCTTTCCAGGAAATTATATGCGTATTCGGTGCTAGATGTTGTACAGTCATTCCTAAGTTATCAAATAAAATATCTAAACTCATATTGCTGTGCATACAAACATGTCCGTTTCTAGGAGCGATATACCAATAATTTACACCTTCATTTCTAATAATATCATTTGTGAGTGTGTGTATAACAAGTTGACCTTCCCCTTCTTTACTGAAGTTTATAATTTCTTTAGCAGTTTCATACGGGTCTGGTGTGTGTTCTAAAACTTCAAATGCTGTTATTACATCGAATTTAGCATCCTTATCAAAGTCAGGATCTTTTTTCCATAAAGGATCCCAAGAACTTACACTAAAGCCTAGAGCATTTAATTCTGAACCAAATAGCGCAGTACCGGCTCCGTAATCTAATATAGAAAGTTCCTTGTTATTATCTAAAAAAGGCAAGATCCACTGCGCTAATTTTTTTGGTCTAATTTCGTCGTACTCAGGGTCGACTAGTTTATACTCTTCATTGTATACATTAGTAAGGAAGTCATCAAGTGACCAATCGTCGAAATCTACAGTAAAAATAAATTTACAATGATTACATTGATGATAATAAACAGCCGTTCCTGAGTATGGAAGTACTTGTACTCCATTTATTTCTTCGCAACTTTTGTTAAAATCTACTATACCGTAAACACTGGTAGGGTTGTCGCAGATTTTACAAGGTATATCTTTGTATTTTTGACCAATCATTTTGCTTTCGCTTCTTTCCTTGCGGCCTTTTCTGCAGTGATTTCATTTCTACGGGCTTTAATTGCCTTGCTCATATCTGCTAAGGCCTTACGGGCTCTAGTACCAGCAGCAGCATTGCCCTTTTCAAATTTTTCGTTTTCTTTTAGAAAATCTTCAAATAGTGTTTTGAGTTGATCTGAGGTTGAGGTTGTTTCGTTTGACATTTTTGTTCCTTTTTAATTTAACTGTTCCGTCTGGTCTAATTTCTTTTCTATTTGCTACTTCTGCTTTCCAAATATCTAGTTGTTCTCTTGTTACTAATGGATTTAATTTTAACATCTCGTGTAGAACAATTCTAAGATCTCTTATAGTATTTCTAATCTCTTTGGCAGTTTTTTTTGTGTATAATTTTAAGTACGACTGATGATAGTTATGCAAATTTAAACTTAACTCTATATATTTTGAGTAAAGTTCCCTATACTTTAATACTTGTTCAGTCGACATATTCTAAACTATTCGAATAACTGGTAAATCCATTTTCTTTAATTACCCTGAGCACATTATTGACTCGACCTTGAAGTTCATCTTTGTGACTGATCAAGTAAATGTTTTTATTTCTTTCTCTACCCATTTTCTTAAGTACTGCTAACGCACTCTCTACACCTGCCGCATCCATGCCTGCGTCAACTAGTTCATCGATAAACAGTAGGTTAATAGGTTGATAAAGACCTTCCCATACATCCCTGAAGGCAAAACTCATACTTAAGATAAGTCTATTGCGTTCACCTCTGCTAAGATTATCAAAGTCTAAATCCTGTCCCAACTGTGTAATCTCCACAGACAGATCATTTTGAAATATCACACGATGCGGTAATCCTAGTTTATCTATATAATAACTAAGACGTTTGTTTAGATAGGTTAGGTTTTGATCTATAATACGTTTTCGTATGAAACTATCTTTATTTGTCAACAATTTCAAAAGAAACTCTTGATGATTTTGAACTCTTGTTAATTCATTTACTGATGTCCAATCTATTTCCTGTATGGCTGTATCTTTTAATTCTAAAATTTGTTCTTCATAAGGATTAGATTCTTCTGATTTTTGAATTAATGCCTTTTCTAAATTTTCTAAATTGTTTTTATGTCCTAATGCTTCTGCTTCTGTGTCGTAAAATGTACTTGGTTTCTTATCTTGGCGACCTATTTTTTCTATTTCATTCACCACAATACCGTAATCGTTTACTACCTTGAGCGCATATTGTTCTGCCTCTGCCTTAAACTTGAGAGCATCGTCTAGCATTTCTTTATGTTTATGATCATGTAGTTCTTGTTCACAGGCATGACATCTTTTATCTTTTAGTTTGTCTATTTCAGAAGTGTATTTTTTAACTGTCTTTTCTGCTTGTAATACTGCTGTCTCTAAAGTAGCCTGTTGTTTTCTGAGACTGACTAGTTTGTTGTTATTATCTAACCAAACTTTTAATTTATTGTGCGACACTAACTCTGCTTCGATATCCACTGCTTCTAGGTTAACAATAGCACGACCTAGACTTTCTAATTCTTGATCATGTTTAGACTCCCAGGCGCTACTTTTAATTTTTAAACTATCGATACTTTTTTGTACATTATCATTCGCTGATTTAATACCTTCGATTCTAAACGTTTCTTTTGAGATTAGGTCTTTGCCTTCTTTTATCTTATTCTTGAGTTCTTCTGCTTTAGCAGATAATAAAGTTATTCCTAATAGTTGTTCTATTACTTCTCGTTGATCAGCAGCCCGCATAGCAAGGAATGGTTCGGTATAGGTATTTAGAGCAACGAGATGTTTGAACATAGTATGGCTCATTTCTAACATTTGCTCTATTGATTTTTGAGTTTCTCTACTGTCGCCCTGACTTTCGTCTTCAGATTGTTCTGCTGTTATTTCTTTATTGTTGACAAATAGTTTGAGAACATTTGGTTTACGACCTCGTTCGATACGATAGTTAAGATTATTTTTTTCAAACTCTACAGTGACTAACATATGTTTGTTGTTAATCTTATTGATTAAATTTTCTTTTTTAATGTTAGTCAGTGCTTGTCCGTATAGGCCATAACTCAGAGCGTTGATGATAGTTGTCTTACCAGTACCATTTCTGGAACCTGTGTCATCGCCACCCAGGTCTAGATTAGATCCTAATACTAGAGTTAACTGTTCCTGATCAAAATCAACAGCCTGAGTTTGGTTTCCTACACTCATAAAATTTTTCACGGTAAGTGATTTAATCTTAAAGGTCATTATAGATGTCCAAAAGTAATTTTTTATCAAACTGTCCGTTATCTATGTTTAATAATTGTTCTGTAACGATTTGATCTATGCTTTCAAATTTTGTGTCAGGATTATCATCGAATGAACTTTCCAAATTGCTTTTATCTTGAATTAAACTTATTTCTCTAATATCGTAATCTCTAGTAAATTCTTCTTTGATAAAATTAGCCTCTTCAAAACTGATGTCAATATCTAAATTTACTCTTAGATACATTTTAGATTTCATTATTGAATCTTTACGATCTATTAAGTCACTTAGTTTAATTGTTCTAAACTTAGGAGCATTGTCCCAATTGATAAATTTAGGTTTTCCTCCCCACTTTAAAACCATCATACCTCTTTCATCATCCCATGCGTCACTAAAATTATGAGGAAAGGCATTGCCGATGTAAGTTACGCAACCATTTGTTTGACGTTTATGAAAGTGACCACTGAATACGTAATCTGGACCTTGAAAATCTTCAGCATGAAGTTCTCCGTGATCGGGCATTTGTACCATAGCGTTCATCATAAATTTAGGAAGTTCAAAATGACCAAAAACATATTTTGTTTTTACATTTTTCATCGATTTCCATTCATCACCTACTAACCAAGGTACAAGTGTGACATTGCTTAGAGTGGTGACAGAGTCTACAACAGTTACGCCTGGAATATGGCGCCCGAACGCACTACTATGAACATCACGCTTGTCTTTATAGAATAGGTCGTGATTACCGGGGAACCAAAAGAATTGTTCAAAAGCAGCACCTAATTTTTCTAACAATCTTAAACTTGTGTTTAAGGTGTATAAATTAAGACTGTTTCGATTATGGCTCCAGTCCCCTAAGAATATGGCGGTTTCACAACCTTCCTTTTTTGCGTTATCGATAAACCAGTCTATAAATTCTTCACAGTCCTGTAAGTGAACTATACTATTTGATTTAGCCCCAACGTGTAAGTCTGTGAAACATGCTACTTTTTTAAATAATGCCATAGGATCTCCTCTGTGGCATTATAACAACTGCTAACCTAGATGTCAAATAGTTTCCTCTTCATCTTCAGGTGTTTCTTCGCTTTTTGGCATTCTTGCATTTTTGTACAGGGCTGCTTGTCTAGCCGTTTCTTCGGCAAATTCTTGCGCCTGTTGTCTAGTTGAACTAGGTGTAAGACCTGCTTCTACTAACATGTCATCTCGGATGTTTTGATTTTTCTTTTCAATATTTAAGATACGTGTAAAACTGTTTGTAACTGCAGCGGTGTAATAGGCGAACGGGTTTTCTGATTTTGACTCATCAAATTGTAGACCAATTTGGCTCAATTGTAGTATGGCTTGTCCCCGCATCTCATCAATGTAGGTATAGCCACGCCAGTTGCTGCGTTGAGCATATCTTTCTGATAATTTAATAAACATCTTACCTAACTCTTCGGTAATACGTCCGTGTTCTTTACAGAATTTACCAGTTTTGATTCCGCCCTTCCAATGGCTTTTTCCAACACAGATAAGTTCATCTTCTTCATTAAACTTCCAATGCTGAAACGGAGGAAAATTGACCTTTTCGTGATTGTCGGATGTAGTTTTTGTTGATTTTTTCCGTCCGGGGCTCAATGGAATATGTTCAAACGTCATGATTCTAAAGACCAAATCTGTTTTTTCTATTTTTTTATGATTGGGTATGAGTTCGGCTAATTTTACTTTCTTGTCTCCGTTCTCTCTTAGTTCGGAAAATGCTAACCATCCTATACGTTTGGCTCTATTTTTCTTTGCTTCTAGTATGGTTTTTTGATTGATTTTTTTTAAATCTGTTACGATAAGATCATAATCTTTAAAATCTTTATGTACGAAACTGGAAAAACTGCACTTACTTTTGTGGATTTCTGATAATAAATCCCTGTTATTTAGGTATTTTACTTTTTTTGTGGTGATCATTATTATTATTCTTCCTTTGAAAGAATGATAGCACTATTTGTTATAAAGGTCAAGAGGGGAAAAATGGCCTTTTATTTATAAGGTAAATACAAATTATATAAAATTGTGGAACCTCGATGCCAACATTAAATTCTATAGGTTTAACCAGCGAATCAACAGTTCAAACAGATCCTCTGCCAATATTTTCTGAAGAAAGAGAAGCAATAGTAGCCTCTAAGGTCGCTGCTGACATAGATTCATATACCAATACTAGCCAATCTGATCTAGATATATTGGCCAAATACCAAACAAGTGAAATAGTTGATCTTACAGATCCTAATAATACTCAGTCTGAAAGATTTATTAAGTCTACTTTAAATTTAGAAAGATCAGTACCTGGAATAAATTTCGGGGCAGAAAAGTCAGGTCCTCCTACACTATCTACTCAGACAATAGATAGAAAAGGCAATAAATTAGGCAGAGACTTAAGGGTTAAGATTTTAGTTCCACCTAAATATCTAGATAATTCGAGAACAGATATTCTTCAACCTTTTCAAGGAATAGTTTTTCCGTATACTCCTACAATAAGTTATGAAGTTAAAGCAGATTATGGTACAACAAATGTTATGCACAATAACTTTGCTGTGAGTTTTTATCAAAGAAGCAGTATTTCTTCTATTGTTATTAATGGTAAGTTTTCTGTTAACAATGAAAATGATGCTTTGATCTATATAGGTACAATGGTTCTTTTACGTGCTATTTCAAGAATGAGATCTGGAGGTGCTAAAGGAGGAGATGTAGATAGCGGAGCCCCACCACCTGTTTGTAGATTATTTGGTTATGGCGACGATCAACTCAGTAATGTACCTGTTGTGCTTAATAATTATAGAATTGAAATGCCCGATTCTGTAGATTTTTTCACTGTAAAGTATGATGATAAAGTTACTAGCGTTCCAGTATTATCGACAATAGCACTAACCTTGCTGCCAATGTATAGTAGAAATGAAATGCAACAATTTAGTGTTAATAATTATCTGAATGGTAATTTTTCAGGTAAAGGATATATCTAATGGCCACATATAATCCTTATAGTCCTTACTATAAAACTCAACAAACTAATGATTATCTAGATATTCTTAATTTTAGAAATATACCTAGTCAAAACGATGATGTATTATTTGAAATTACATCTACCTATGAAAATAGACCGGATCTATTGGCCTATGATTTGTATAAAGATATTAGATTATGGTGGGTCTTTGCTGTTAGAAATAAGGAAACTTTAAAAGATCCTATTTTTGATATGAAACCTGGAACTAAAATTTATCTACCTAAGTTATCTTCTATTAAGAAAGTATTAGGAAATTAACATGGAATATTCAGGATACGAATCTGCGTTTGTCCCTACTGAGCCATCGGCGTCTGAAAATGTAGAAAGAAAAACTCAAAAAGCAGATAATCCTACTAACACTAATGAATCAAAAAAAGATGCCGATCAAAAGCAGATATACGAATTTAGTGGACAAAAAAATGTTTTGAATTTTTTTAGAAGTTATACGTACCATTTCACCTTAGCAGCATTAAACAAAGATCAAGCAAACAATCCATCTAATTATAGAGATAGCGAATTAGATTTGGTTATTTTAAAATCTGGGGGCAAGGGTCAAGAAGGCATATCTAGTAAAAATGTCAAGTCTGATATAGAGGTTCTTGATGCTAGAGACGCAAAAGTAAAAGCATCCAGAGAGCAGAAAGATAATCAAAATACAGCAGATCTAATTGGGGGATTCAACGAACGAAGCCCTGGCAAATTTGATCTGTTTATTGATAATGTAGAAATAGAAACTATAATGGCTTTTAACGCACAGGGGGGTACAACTCAACCTGTACAGTTTAGATTTGAAGTAATTGAACCATACAGTATAAATGGTTTCATAGAAGCATTACATACATCTGCAGTTGCGGCAGGTTATCCTAGTTATGCTTCATGCAGTTTTTTATTAAAAATAGAGTTTTGGGGTTATCCAGATGATGATGTTTTAGAATTTAAAGATCCTATAAAAGTTCCTAAAGCAGAAAGATATTTTGTATTCACGTTTACTGGTTTAGAAGTTGAGGTAACCGAGCGAGGAACGAAGTATTCTTGTAGTGCTATTCCTTTCGCTGATAAGGCCTACGGACAAGCAGGCAGGTTGAAAAAATCTATTAAGATGACAGGAAAAAATGTAAGAGAAATTCTAAGAGATTTAATGAAAGCCTTAAACAAACAGGAGGCGTTTTCGGAAGAAAAATCAAAGGGAACTGGGTCAGAGTATGATTCTTACTCTATTCAATTTTTAAAATTATCTGGAGGAGCATGGGTAGATGATTCAGAAGGCGCTATAGCAAGTAGTAAATTGGTTGAGATTGGTAAAGATAATAGTTTATATGCAATGATTGATCCTGCGGAATCACCTAAACCTAATGCCTATCAAGTAGACGCAGTTCAAAAACCCTTGCCTGAACGTAGATCAACTAAGCCAGAAACTATTCAATATAGACCTGAAACTACTGTTATTCAATTCCCTGAAAATTCTAATCTTCATGATATAATTGCTGCCGTAATTAGAGACAGCGAATACACAAGAGATTTAATCAAAGAGTTACCTATTGACTCAAATGGTATGATTGATTATTTCATTGTAAGGATAGAAGTAAAAAATAAACCTACCATAAATCCTGATACAAAAAAACCTTATCAAGAATTTACCTATATCGTCACTCCTTATAAGGTACATTATACCAATATTCCAAATTTTGAAAGTCAAAATGTTGACGAAAAGAAATTAAAAAAAACAACCTTGAGAGAATATAATTATATCTACACTGGACTTAATGTAGATGTTAGAAACTTTAGGTTAAATTTTAATAATTTATATTTTGAAGCCATTCCTGCAGATTTAGGTAATAAGGAAACACCTGGCGGAAAAACTGCCGCAAGACAAGGCGAGTCAGTAGAAATTAAGACAAATCCATCATCCCCGGGAAGTCCTAAGCAACAAATACCTAGTCCTGCTAAACGAACAGATCCAACAGCCACAGCAGTTAAACCACCTAGCGGGTACAATGCAGGATTACCATTAAATGATCCCTACAGTGTGTTAGCAAGAAGCATGCACGAAAAAATTATCAACAGTGTTAGTTTATTAACAGGTGAACTTGATATTATAGGTGATCCTTATTATCTTGTAACAGGAGGTATTGGAAATTATAATCCAGGTGTAGCAAACGGACAAACTACAGACGGTGAAGCCGCTCATAATGCCGGGCAGGTTAATATCAGTATAAATTTTAGAAATCCTATTGATATTAACAGTTTTGAACAAGGCGGTATGATGAGGTTTGATGCAAACCGAGTGCCGTTTAGCGGTGTGTACATGGTTAAAAGTGTGAAAAGTACTTTTAAGGATGGTTTATTCTTACAAAAATTAGATATTATAAGAATTCCTGGACAGATTATTGATATTGATCTAGAACCTAGTGATCCTAAAGATGTGTTGGCTACAAATCGTAATCCATCAGACGGTATTAAGGCAGATACTTCAGAGGCAGTACCTTTAAGCCAACGAGCAGATGATAACAGTGTGCTTGAAATTTTAAACAGAGGTTTACCTAGTTCAGGTGTACCTGGGGAAGGAGTTAATTTTGTTGATGCCCCCGGAGGCTTAGGCGGCGATTCATCTACATTGAAAAACCAAACATTTGGATCATTTAACAGAGCGTCTTCTGTTTTTTCTGGAGCAGGGCAAGTGGGATTGCCATTGCCTAATGATATTGCTGCTAATATTAGATTGACATTAAGTGGTTTATCTGATTTAAGCAAGGTGAATTTTGAAAATTCTTCTAAAGTAACAGAAACTATAAAAACTCTAGCATACGGGTATAATATGTTTGATACAAAGTCTCTTCAAAAAAGTCTTACTAGTTCTGTTTTAGAAGCAGCAGGTAAAGTTTTATCTCCAGGTTCTGGAATAGGAGAAGGTGCATCTTACGATTTATCATCCGCTGATAGTCTTGTTCAAAACAATATTTCATTTACTTCTAGACTATCAAACATTTCTAACAGTAATATAAGTAATGCCTCTATATTGGATAATTCAGCAGGAATATTGAATAATGCTACGGATAAGATTGCAGGATTGTTAGGATCAATATCTGATCCTCGTGCTGTTGCATCAAGAGCAGGAATAGATCCTAATTTATTATCTGGGTTAGGGCAGGGGTTACTAAGTAAATCTGTAAATCAACTTGAGTCTTTTAGTGATTTACCTGAAAATGTAAATTTAACACAATCTAGGTTTGAAGGTCTAATATTGAATAATATGTCACCTAGCAAATTGAAAAATATACCTGCGACGCAGCCTTATGTTCAAGCCCCTCCCCCTGATAACGATCCAGAATTCCTTAATTATGTAGCATCCACAGGTGGGGAAAATTCTCTTGCTAGATCATTTGGAGTTAATAATATTAAGAATATTCCTGGACATTTAGTTGATAGAGATTATCTTTCTGATGCTCTTGCAAATGTTCCTACGGGACAACGAAATCCTTTAAGTAATATAAATGCTTATACTAATTCTGTTGATATTAATGCTTACACTGATAGAGTACAAAGTTCAAACAGTCAAATAAACCCCTTAACTAGAACTAGATCTGTACCAGACCAATATATCTCCGGGTCAGTTACCGATAGTCTAGGAAGTTTATCTGCCGGTAAGAATCCGTTGAACAAATTAATCAATAAAAAGAATTTACAAAACCCTAAACTAGGTTAAAAGAATGACATCTAATTTTGAACAAAGAAGACGCAATCCGCCGGCCTCATCCGGTCCCTATATCGCAGAAATAACTAGTCATTTGGATCCTATCTATATGGGAAGACTGGAAGTTAGTTTAATTAAAAATTTACCAAATAGGATTAAAGAACAGTCTGAAACATATATAGCAAATTATTGTAGTCCATTTATGGGGTCAACTGATATTAGATTTGAAGGAAACAATTCTAGTAATTTTAACGATGTTCAAAAAAGTTATGGTTTTTGGATGGTACCTCCTGATGTAGGAACAAGAGTTCTAGTTTTATTCATAGACGGAGATCCTAATCAATGCTATTGGTTTGGATGTATTCAAGATCCTTTTCAGAATCATATGATACCCGGAATAGCCGCTAGTAGGGAAGCAGCATTAACAGCAGAACAAAGGAGAAAATACGGAGTTGATTATGTTCCTGTCGCTGAGGTACATAAAACAAGTATTAAAGAAGGAGCCACTCCTATGGGTAAGCCTAAGCCTGTACATCCCTTCGCTGATAGGCTTATGAATCAGGGCTTGCTGAAAGACACAGTTAGGGGAGTTACAAATTCTAGCGCAAGAAGAGAAGTACCAAGTCATGTTTTTGGGATATCAACACCTGGACCTATAGATGCTAGCCCGAGTGGAAAACGAGGAAAAATCGGATATGGAGACGGAACTCCTGCTCCTGTAAGTAGACTAGGGGGTAGTTCGTTTGTAATGGATGATGGTGACATAAGTGGACAGAATGAATTAATGAGATTGAGAACTAGGACCGGCCACCAACTGCTGCTTCATAATAGTCAGGATTTAATTTACATAGGTAACAGTAGAGGAACTACTTGGATAGAATTTACAAGTAATGGAAAAATAGATATTTTTTCGCAGGATAGTATTAGTATCCATTCAGAACAAGATTTTAATTTTAGAGCAGATAGAGATATTAACTTTGAAGCAGGGAGAAATATACATATTCGATCTGGAAAGAATATGGAAACGAATATAGGAGGTTACTACTATCTTACAGTAGATGATAAAAGCAAAATCTCCGTAGGGGGAACACAAGATTATTCTGTAGCGGAAACTGCTAAATTTACTGTAGGAAGTGATTATGAAATGCTGTTAGGTAAAAATTTTGTAGTCAGTGCTAACGGCGGTCTAGATCTAAGCGGTGAAACTCATATAAAACTAGGTAGCGCTGGTAATTTATCTATGGGTACGAATGCTAAAATTATAGTTACTGGAAATAGAGTAGATATAAATGGTCCTATCGCACCTGCTCCTGCAACAGCAAGTCAAGCAGAAGTTCCGCCTGACCTGCCTCTTTTTACCTTGCCTAACAGAAAGAAAAAAGAAGGATGGGAAGATTCGAGATTTTATAAAGCAGATGATCTTAAGAGTATAATGCAACGTGTTCCTACACATGAGCCTTATGATCAGCATGAAAATATTAACCCACAGCAATTCACGCCAGAAGCCACAGACGTTACTTTGGCAGATAGGTCGAAAACTGGAGTAGCACCTAATTCTGCTACTAAAGAAGGAGGAGCAAGTGAACCTCAGCAGTCTGCTAACCAGCCAGAAGTAACTCCGGGAACATGTAAACCAGAGTTCGCTAAGGACATTAATAATAGTTCAGCACAAGCCGGTATTGCTGCTATAAAGGCAGCATGTAGTAAATTAGGGTTAACTAGTCCATATGCGGTCGCTGCTTTGTTAGGTATAGCAGGTGGCGAATGTCAATGGAAATTAGTTGAAGAAAGTTTCAAATATAGTGCTCCTAGATTATTACAGGTATTTCCTAGTGTATTCAAAGGAGATCAAGCATTGGCACAACAATACGCATCAAATCCTAGCCAACTTCCGGAATTTCTTTACGGGTCAAATACTGCTAAAGGTAAAGGCTTAGGTAATACACAGTCAGGTGATGGGGCTAAGTTTATAGGTAGAGGATATATTCAACTCACAGGAAGATCTAATTATACTAGATATAGTCAACTACTTTACGATAAGAGATTGGCATCTACTCCTACAAGTTTAGTGGATAATCCTGCTTTGTTAAACACCCCAGAGATTGCTGCTCAAGTAAGTGCTCTTTATATGTTAGATAGATGTAAGGTTTCTCAAACAGATCCTGGATATTTTGAAGCAGCATGTAAGGCTGTTGGCTTTAATACTCCTGACATTAAGGCTAGAAAGAAAGGATACTATGAATGTTTCTTGGCCCAATTACAGGGTACAAATCTTAGTAGTGGTACAGGAGGAATTGTTACTGATTCTTCTGGCAATCCTATAAGAACAGGTTCAGCAGGTCCATAAATATACTATGCCTTTCAAAAATTTAGAATTAAGTTCAACAGGTTATACTGTTCAACGCGAAACAGTTAAAGACCATACCTATAAAGGTTTTAGCACTATAGATCCCTATAATAGTGCCAGTAAATTATATGATTTTAATTTAATCAAACAAAATATCATTAATCATTTTAATACACGCAAGGGCGAACGTGTTATGAATCCCACATTTGGTACAATAATATGGGATTTAATTATGGAACCGTTGACACCGCAGGTTAATGATTTGCTTACGAATGATATCAAAGAAATCTGTAATTTTGACCCAAGAGTAACACCCCTTGAAATTAAAATAACAGAATACGACCAAGGATACCTAGTAGAAATATCTTTATTAATGAAAAGTACAAACGAAACTTCTACTTTGAGACTGGCTTTTGATCAAAAAATAGGACTAAGGGTACAATAATATACAGCGTTTATTAACAAATAAATATATTCTACTATAGATAAAAACATGATTCCTTCAACTACCAGCAAATTATTAGTCAGTGAAGATTGGAAAAAACTCTATCAATCGTTTAGAAATGCCGACTTTAAAAGTTATGATTTCGAAACATTGAGAAGAACAATGATTCAGTACCTTCAGGAAAATTTTCCTGAAGATTTCAATGATTATATTGAGTCTAGCGAATATATTGCTCTTATTGATTTAATTGCTTTTATAGGTCAAAATTTAAGTTTTAGAATTGATCTAAATGCCAGAGAAAATTTTCTAGAAACAGCAGAACGCAGAGATAGTATTCTAAGATTAGCGCAGTTGATAAGTTACTATCCTTCAAGGAATTTACCTGCTAATGGTCTTTTAAAAGTAGTATCAATATCTACCACTGATAATGTATTCGATTTAAATGGTGTAAATCTTGCAGAAACAACAATTAGTTGGAATGATTCTGTAAACCCAGATTGGTATCAACAATTTATTACCATATTAAATTCTGCTACAACCTCTGTATTTGGAAAATCCAGTTCTAAGGGCACCATTGATGGAATTTTAACAGAACAATATCGTGTTAATAGCAGTAATATTGATACTCCTATTTTCAATTTCAACAAGGCAATTAACGGAACCAATATGAGTTTTGAGGTAGTTCCTTGTTCATTTTCTGGAAAAGACTATATTTACGAAGAAGCACCTATTCCGGGTAATTCTTTTAGTTTTCTATATCGAAACGACAATCAAGGTACATCTAGTATCAATACAGGATTCTTCTGCCATTTTAGGCAAGGAACTTTGAGTTTGAGCAGTTTTAACATAAACAACCCTGTACCTAATGAAATAATAGGTGTTAATACTCCTGACATAAACAATTCAGATGTGTGGTTATGGCAATTAAACAAACAAGGGAATTTTGATACCTTGTGGACTAGGGTACCTGCCGTAACAGGTAATAATATTATCTACAATAGTTTACAAAAAAATCTTAAAACTATATATTCTATTACTTCTAGGACTAGTGATCAAATTGATATAAATTTTGCAGACGGTGTCTTTGGAGATCTACCTAAAGGTCAGTTTAGATTATTTTATAGACAAAGTAACGGATTATCCTATGTCATCAAACCAGAACAGTTAAGTGGTATAGTAATTAGTATCCCCTATCTTAATAAGTCAGGTCAGCAAAATACTCTTCAAATGACTTTGAGTTTACAATATGCTGTAAACAATTCAAGTGGTGCAGAAACTAATAGCCAAATTCAATTTAGAGCCCCGCAAACCTACTATCTACAAAATAGAATGATTACAGGAGAGGATTATAATATCGCTCCGTTAAATGCCAGTTCTGATATATTAAAGGTTAAGAGTGTTAATAGGGTCTCTAGTGGTGTAAGTAAGTATTTTGACCTATCTGATGTTTCGGGTAGATATAGTAAAACAAATATTTTCGGCAATGACGGTGTAATATATAAAGAAGAAAGTGAATCAACCAGCCAGTTTGAATATGTAAGCAAAACACAGGTGTTTTCATATGTTAAAAACACATTGGCTGAAGTGGTTAATAGTCAACCACTTAGGGCATTTTACTTTGATAAATTTTCTAAACCTAATTTAGAAAGTTTAAATCTTAGATGGAAAGAAGTCAATAAAACTCCGGGACAAAGTAGAGGATACTTTTACAACGAAAATGGTTCATTTCCTGTAGGATCTAACTATACTGACAACAATTTGAAATATGTTCAACCTGGATCTATAGTAAAATTTTTAGCACCTAATGGGAAATATTTTGATGAGAGTAATAATTTACAATTTATTGATTCATCAAAATTACAGACATTAGGGTTTGATATTTTAGATTTTGTTAATACAACAAAAGGATCATATAATTATGATTCTTATTATATTAAGACCCTTAATATTCTTCCTTTATATACATCTAACAATGAATTCACTACTAACATAGGTATTAAGTATGGATTATATAGAGATCCAGATTATGATGGTTTAGCCTATTGGGTCAAAGAAGCAATAAACAATGGTAAATCAATAGAGGACATTGATTTTAGAACAGGATTTTTTACAGCCGCTTTACAATATGCTTCGGGCGATAGGGCAAATGTTAAACTTAAGCCTTATTTTACTGCCAGCGGTACACAGGCAACTAAAACTCCTTATCAATTAACTCAAATTACTAATTCAATTCCTATAGGCGGAAGATCCTATATATGGGCAACTGTTAGTCAAGTTATCGATAATGGAGCAGATGTTCTTATAGATGGTACAGGGCCTATAATTTTTAATACAAGAATACCTAGCGATGCAGTTCCTGCTGAAGTTCTGCCTAAGTATCCTGACATTCTACCATATAGCATTGAAACAGAAATCGTTAATACTTGTTCTCTATTTAAGAATTTTGGTCTTACACTGAATGAAGAAACAAGAGAATGGGACTTTATAACAAGTGCTAACTTAAACACAGTAGATGAATTCAGTTTAGGTTTTCAAAATTCACAAGGCAGTCAATCTTTAGATTCAAGTTGGTTAATATCATTTGTTTGGACAGGTATAAACTATCAAATAAGATATAGAATACTTAATTACATTTTTGAAAGTGTTCAAGAAACTTCATTTTATGTAGACAAAACCACAAAGAATTATGACTATACTAATAATACTGTAGTTAAGGATAAAATTAGTATTCTAAATATAAACACTACCCCAGACGCCAGTGCTTTCAATGCTAAAACCCTTGGTACCAGTAATGAATGGCAAATAGATGATGTTGTGATTGAAGAGGATGGTTTTATTAAACCAAATCGAGTTAAGGTAAGTTTACTTAACTTTAACAATCAAGGAATATTTTCTAATCCTAATAGTTTTCAAGAAATTGTCGGGGATTTTTATGTATTTTTTAAGAGGACTGATGACGGTTTGACTTATAATATTACTGACACTGATATTACAATATTAGACAGTGAAGATTATTTTACAGACATAATGAAAGTAGACGGGTCATTATATTTCTTTAAAGATACAGAGGTAGTCAAGTATTGGTCCAACATAAATTCTGCTTTGATCTTTTCTGATTTGTATTTTGGAAGAAAGGGTAGAAGAAATTTAAAATTCCAATATGTACATAATAGTGGAGATCAGAGAAGATTAGATCCTAGCAAATCTAACATAATAGATATATATTTGCTTACACGAAATTATGATACAAGTTTTAGAAGTTACATTATTGGCAATTTATCTACAGAACCTTTAGTGCCTACCAGTAGTAGTTTGGAACAAAATTATAGCCAATACCTAGAACCTATTAAGGCCATGAGCGATGAGATTATTTTCCATCCGGTAAAATATAAAATTTTATTTGGTGATAAGGCGCCTTTAACTTTACAATGTACATTTAAGGCTGTAAGAAATTCTAGCAGGATCACTAATGATAATAATCTTAAGACAAGAATTCTTAGTGCCATTGATGATTTCTTTAGTTTAGAAAATTGGGAATTCGGTCAAACGTTCTATTTCGGAGAACTTAGTGCATATGTAATGAATTTACTCAGTCCTGATATTAATAATTTTATATTGGTTCCAAAAAATAACATAGGATTTGGCAGTTTATTAGAAGTAACTTGCTTATCCAATGAACTATTTGTGAATGGGGCAGGTATAGATAACATTGAAATTATCGATGCTATCACAGCAGCCCAATTGCAAACTAATTCTACTATTGTAACATCTGTATAATATGGCCGAACAAAATAAAAAAACAGTAAACTTTCTTCCTGATTATCTTAAAACAGTTAAGAATGAAAAATTTCTATCGGCCACATTAGATCAATTAATACAATCTCCAGATCTAGAAAGAGTAGATGGTTATGTAGGATCAAAAATAACTAGCCTTTACAATCCTGTAAAAGATACATATATTTCAGAAACAGAATCTATAAGATCAAACTATCAAGTAGAACCAGGTCTAGTCTTCAAAAATGCATCTGGTGAAATAAATGATGTAAAAGGTTATATAGACTTATTAAGTGCCATTAAAAATAATGGTGGACAAGTAAATGATCTAGATGAATTACTTAGAACAAAACATTACAGTTTTGATCCTTTAATCGATTGGGACAAACTTATTAATTATGATCAATACTATTGGTTACCAAATGGTCCAAGTGCTATTGTTTTAGATTTAGAAACTAGTCCATTTACTGAAATTATTGGCAATATGTCTTATGATTTGCCAAATGGCCCTCCATTGAGCAACGGTATGAAACTCATGTTTACACAGACATGGGTACAAGGGCAGAATTCATTAACCAGTTCTACTCAATATCTTGTAGAAGGAGTAGGTAAGTCTATCAAATTGATTGATCTAAAGGACCTTGAAGTATCCGGGGATATTTCATCGGCATTCAATGAAACTTTTGATAATACCGATTTTGATACTGTAGGATTTGACAGTGATAAAAAGACAGCAAGTGTGCCTGAATATTATACCATTAATAGAGCAAGTGCTGACCTTAATCCGTGGACCAGATATAATAGATGGTTTCATAAAAGTGTAATAGAAGCGACCGCAGAATATAATAAAGAAGATTTATCAATAGATTACGAAAGCAGGGCCAAAAGACCTATCCTTGAATATAAAGCAGATCTTCAATTGTTTAATTTTGGATCAAAGTCAATTCAAAATATTGATGTAATTGATGATTCAACAGTTGAACCTTTCTCCGAAATTGAAGGTTCAGTTGGATATTATATAGACCAAGTGCTATTACAATCTGGATATAGGGTAATATTTAATAATGCCAATGATCCTGAAGTTAGGTCTAAGGTTTATGTTGTTAATTTTACAACTACAACAAATACTATTGAATTAGTTTCAAGTAATGAATTTATAAATGATTTAGATAGCGTATCTGTGAACAATGGAACTAAGTATTCTGGCAAAAGTTTTTATTTTAAGGAATCTAGTTTCAAGTGGATTTACGCTCAACAACACACTTACCTTAATCAACCTCCGTTATTTGATGTTTTAGACGAAACAGGGACAAGTGTTTCTGAAAGTGGATTTGAAAATAATTTTAAAGGTACTAGAATTTTTGGTTATGAGGAAACTACTGGTACACCTGATTCTGTGTTAGGGGTTGCCATAAAACAAACAACCACACCTTTAGGAATTGGTAGTTTCGTTTTTAAAACATATTTCAATACTGATTCTTTTGATTATGTAAAAAATAATATATCCTATAAAACTAAAATTTCGGGATATTATCTAAAGATTAATAATCCCGATAATGGTACATATTTTTTGAATAATATATGGGTAAGTGGAATTTGGTCACAAACTACAGAGTTGGACCTTAATGGCGATTATTTTTATATAGATAATTTTACCGTAATCCCAGAAATACCATCTCCTATTATTGAAACTAAATTATTATCTGAAAATACATCGTCTGTTAAAGTTCAAAGTTTAAGAAATGTATCTACAGTTACGTCAGTAGATACTTTTGTTAATAATATTTTGACAAGTTCAACGTTTACAATTACAAATAACGAAATAATAGTTAATTTTAATTCTACCCTAAGCCAAAATAGTTTTGTAAGTTTGAATATTGTAGGAGAAGGGAAGTTAGATGAGGAATTGGGATATTACTCAACTCCTTTAAGTTTAAACAGCAATCCTATTAATGAAGATCTTGTAAGTCTCACATTAACGCAATTAAGCGATCATTTAAAGAGTATGGTATCTAGAGATTCTAGATTTGTTGGAAATTTTCCTGGAACTAGTAATTTAAGAGATCTTAATAATTATTCCATACAAGGTGACAAGTTAATTGTAAATGATAATCCTATTTCCTTTGCCTTAATGTTTTTGACAAAGAAAGAACATGACTTAATCGAATCTTTAAGGTTTGGAGCCAATCAGTATAATCAATGGAAATATAATTTTATTAGAGAATTATCTAATATTGATACTCAGTCTTCTCCTAGAGAAATGTTAGATGCTGTTCTACTTAATATGAGCCAGTCAAAGTCTAATAGAGATTCATATTACAAGTCGGATATGTTAGGTTATGGCTCTGATAAAACAGTAAGAACTATTACAGTAACTAACTTGTCGTATAGTGAATACTATCTTGGTGAAGAGTTTGATCTAAATAGTCTGAGTTACAGATCTATTTTGGTATATAAGAACGGCATTCAACTAATTCATGGTTTAAATTATGAATTTGTTTTATCTAGTAATTCGGTTAAATTTTTAACAAGTCTGGATGTTAATGATCTAATAGAATTCGTTGTATATAACACAACCGTAGGTTGTTACATTCCTCAAACACCTAGTAAATTAGGATTATATCCTGCATATACACCTTCTATAGTTAGTGACGGTAACTACGCAGGTAATCCTAAAGATGTGATCATTGGTCATGATGGTAGTAGAACTGCTGTGTTCAACGATTATAGAGATGATATAATTTTTGAATATGAGAAAAGAGTATATAATAATATAAAGGTAAAATATAATAGGAATTTATTTGATATATTTTCAATTTTACCAGGAATAAACAGAACAACTTCTGATTATGATCAACTTTTTAATTCTCTATTAGAAAAAGAATACAGTAAATGGGCTGCAACTTATAATGTAGATGTTGTTTCAAATATAACATACGATCCTGCTAATTTTAAAACATGGAACCTAACTGGTGGTAAAGAATCAAAATATAACAAGCCTATTAAAGGAACTATTCGTAGTGTAAACAAATATTATTTCGATAGTTTATCTATGGAAACAACTCCTTGGGAAATGTTAGGATTCCATGAAAAACCGTCTTGGTGGGAAGGGTTATATGGGCTACCTCCGTATTCATCAACGTTATCTTCTGTATGGCCTGACATAACTAACGGCTATATTGCTTCCGGCGAATATAAAGGAACATGGCCCAAATATGCTAGACCCCAATTCAATACATTATATAATCCAGTTGATTTTGCAGGTGTTAATCAATGGTTAAATTATCTATCACTAAGTGGACCTTCTGATAGAAAGGCCGATTGGACTTTTGGTGATTATAGTCCTGCAGAGGTAGCCTTTAGAAATAGCAGTTTTTATCCATTTGCCTTAAGTGTGGTTGCATGTTTGCTTAAACCCGCAGATTATACATCTAAGTTATTTGATCTAAGTAGAGTTAAATTAAATTACCTAAAACAGGCTATTATATCTGATCAATATTGTTATCTAAATCCTAGAAAAGTGTTAGTAGAAGGAGTAAACACTGAACAAACTGCTGGATATATTAATTTAATTATAGAAAGAGGTGACAGACTATTTCAAGATTATAGAAATAGTCTAGCACAGGATCTAAGTTATTGTGACTTAAATCTACTTTACAAAGTTGGTGGATTTACAAGTAAAGAAAAAATCCAACTTAAGATTGATGCAGTTGATCCAGAGTCTACCAGTCCAGGTGTAGTGATTCCCTATGAAGATTATGAATTAAGGTTATCAACTAGTGTACCTATCAAATCTAGTAGAATATCAGGTATTATTGTTCAAAAGAAAAACGGTAAGTTTTTAATTAAAGGTTATGATAGGCAGAATACTTATTTTACTGTTTATCAACCATTAAAAAATAATGTAATGAGTTCAATTACAGTTGGTGGGAAAACTGAACCTTACACTGTATGGCAACCTGTATTTTCTGACGGTAATGTAGGACTTACATCTATAGATATTGCTGGATCTAGTTCTGGCAAATTTTATAAGCAAGGTCAAATAGTTTTTTACAGTAACAAATATTATAGAGTTAAGGTTGCTCATAGTGCAGGAACTAAATTTAATTCAGAATATTTTCAACAATTGCCTGCACTACCTACTAAAGGTGGAGTTACTGTAAGTACAACTAAAAAATTTGATACTTTGGAAACTAAGGTTCCTTACGGCACATTATTATCTAGTGTACAAGAAGTATATGATTTAATTATAGGATACGGAGCGTGGTTAGAAAGTCAAGGGTTTATATTTGATAAAAGTTTATCTGAATTAAATGAGATACTTAATTGGTATTTTACCGGTAAAGAGTTTTTATATTGGAGTACGCAAAACTGGGCAGATGGAAATTTAATTACTCTTTCTCCTTTTGCTTCTTATCTAAAATATCAATCTAATAATTCTATAGTTGATAATTTATTTTCAAAAGGATACGAATACAGTTTACAAAATGCAGATGGTTTATCTTTTCCTAAAGATGGATTTGACATTTATAGGTTTGATAACGCCTGTGTTATTGAAACTAAAAATACAGAAGATGGGATCTTTTTCGCAGTATTAAATTCTGTACAAAAAGAGCATGTAATTGTATTCAATAATACAACGGTGTTTAATGATACAATTTTTGAAAAAGTTACAGGATATCGTCAAAAGCGTATCAAGTATACAGGTTTTAGAACTAAAAATTGGAATGGTGATTTAACTAGTCCTGGATTTGTCTATGATAATGTACAAATTGAAACATGGAAAGAAAACAAAAGTTACATTCCGGGATCGGTAGTGAGATTTAATGGGCAATATTTTCAGGCTAATCAATCTATTGTAAATGAGATAGCATTTGACTTTCAAAAATGGACCTTTTTAAGTAAAAAACCAATTTCAGGTCTGTTGCCGAATTTTGATTACAAGATAAATCAGTTTGAGGATTTTTATAGTGTAGATATTGACAGTTTTGATACTAAACAACAAGAATTATCTCAACATCTTATAGGCTATACACCTAGACCGTACCTTAATAAGATAATTATCGATCCAGTTGCTCAATATAAATTCTATCAAGGATTTATTAGAGAAAAAGGTACTAAGAATGTTATAGATAAGATTTTAAAAGTTAGCAACAACGAAAATCAAGAATCTATAGATGTAAAAGAAGAATGGGCCATTAGGGTAGGAAGTTATGGTTCTGATCAAACTTTTAGTGAACTAGAGGTACAACTTAGGGAAGGGTTGAACATAGAAAACCCCTATGTTGTTAAATTTGGAAATACAAATCAAAATGAATCTAAGTTGATTCATTATGTACAACCTAGAGAAATTTTGATCAAACCAGATAATTTTAATCCTTCATCTGTGTTTAAAAATAGAACTGGAACATATAATGACAGCGGTAACATATTATTAACTGCAGGTTATGTTCACCCTGATGATATAGATCTCACTGCCTACAATAAAAACAGTTTATTAGATATTGCCAATATTCAAAACCTAAAAAATGGTACAGTAATTTGGCTAGGATTTTTAGAAAACGGTGAATGGGACGTTTATAGGTATAATTCTCAGCAGGCCAAAGTAACTGGAGTTTTTGTAAGTAACCCAGGATCCTCTATTACTTTTGTAACAGATATTCATCATTCTTTAAAAGTGGGCGATATTATTTCTGTGGTTAGATTTAATAGGCAAGTTGATGGTGTTTATATTGTAAAGAATATTCCAAATATCAATCAATTTGAAGTAGCATCTTCATTGGTTGGTATTATAAACGAATCTATTTTGACATTCGGAAGTATATTTAGATTTGAACCATCTAGAATAAGTTCGTTAGATAACTTTGTAGAATTAGAAAATCTGTTTAATTTACCATTTGGTTCTAAAGTTTGGATAGATAATGATGAAAATTCTAAATGGGCTGTGTATGAAAAAACAGACAATTACAGTTCTAGTACAGAATTTAAATCTTTCTCCAAACCCCTAGGTCAAAATTACGGACGAAGCATTTACGCAAGAGATGATGATTTAACTGTATTAGTTTCATCTCCTGGATACCATGTTGCTGGTTCTTTGAATTATGGAAAGGTAAGTGTTTTTAGAAAAACTGCTAATACCCAAAATATAACTAATAACTTTGATTATTTTTTAAATGCAGGACAAAATTATTGTGCAGTTAATACCACTACTGATTTCGGCTTCAGCCTTGTACACGACATTGGTAAAGATCTTTTTATAGTTGGGGCTCCTGCTGCTTCGAATGTTAGAGCATCTATAGACAGTAATCAAAAAATTACAACTGCTACTAATGCTCTAAGTCCAAGAACTAATCAAACTGAAGGTCTAGTTAAAATTAGCACAAGAAACCAGGCCAATGTTTCTGAAGTTGCTAAAGTGGTTATTGCTCAACCATTCACAAATACTACGACTATGCAGAATTCTAGATTCGGGCATAGCATTTACATCAATCAAGTTCCATCTACGTCTTCTACTACTGTGCTAATTGGTGCACCAGGTAATTCTGCTTATCAAAGTACTGGATCTGTTTATGTCTATAAACTAAGTCTTCAAAATGGAAATGTTAATTTAGGATATTTTTATAATACCAGTACTGTAAATGTTCTAAGCACTACTAGTGTGGTTATGAATGCTGGTGCAAGATGGGGAGATTCTATAGCAGGATCTAAAACAGGAGATGTTATTGCAATCAGTGCTCCTAAATATTTTTATAGGGGTAACAAGGGTATTGTTCAACTTTTTGATAGCAATCTTAATTGGTTTCAAACATTGAACAGTCCATTCGGAAATGACGATCAGTTTGGATATTCTATTTCTGTAAGTAACTCTGGAACCTTTGTGTTTGTTAGTTCTATATTAAGCCAATCTACATTTGGAACAGAAGGCAAAGTTGCTGTTTATAAAAAGTTAGATAACCAACAACAATATTCATTAAGTCAAATCATAACCAATCCTATTAGAAATAGCGATTTGAAGTTTGGGGAATCTATTGCTATTAGTGAAGATGAGACTTCTTTGTATATTAGTTCTTTGGGTACAAACAAATCAGAATTTGTTAAATTCTATAAAAATAAAAATACAGAAGAACAGGAAACAACTTTTGATAGTGATAAAACTAGATTTGTTTCTAGTATAAAAGATTCTGGAACTGTACATGCCTATAGTAATTTTAATGGAAAATTTGTACAAGGATCTGAAATAGTTCCTGTAAATTTAGAACCAAATGGCAGGTATGGTTTATCCTTAGCAGCGACTAATAGGTCATTGTTTGTAGGAGCACCTCAATCTAAGGTTAAATCTTATACAAGTGATAATAGTAAATTTTATCAATTTAAATTATTAGGTAACACGAATATATGGAAAAAAATTAGATCTCAAGAATCATCTGTTGATATCGAATTGTTTAGAAGAATTAGTCTAATAGATAATCAGCAAGAAGAACTTATTGATTACTTGGATATATACGATCCTCTAAAAGGTAAAATTCCGGGAATAGCAGAGCAAGAATTAAATTACAAATTCGTTACAGATCCCGCAGTCTACTCAGTCGGTATGGCAGGTACTACTAATGATACACAAACAAATTGGATTGACGATCATGTAGGTGAGTTATGGTGGGATCTTAGTACGGCCAAATATGTATGGTATAACCAAGACAATGAAATATTTAAAAAGAACAATTGGGGTAAATTATTTCCGGGCGCCAGCATAGATATATACGAGTGGGTCAAATCTGATCTTTTACCTAGCGAATGGGCAGTCCTTGCAGATACCGCTGGCGGACTAGCCATTGGCATTAGCGGACAACCAAAATATCCAGATAATAGTGTATTAAGCGTAAAGCAGGTTTTCAATACCGTTACGGGAAGTTTTGAAAATGTTTACTTCTTTTGGGTAAAAAATAAAACCATATTACCTAAGAATGCAAATAGAAGATTAACTGCCTATCAAGTCGCAGCACTAATTTCTGATCCATTAGCGAATGGAGTAAAATTTATAGAATTTTTAAGCGACAATTCTTTTGCCTTAGGTAATGTTCAAAATAGGTTAATAGGCAATAGAATTTCTGTTAATATAGCCTACGATAAAATTAACAATAAGATTCCATTACACACTGAATGGATGTTAATCGGTGAAGGTGATTCTACAACATTACCTAATGATCAGATTAATAAAAAGTTAATTGATAGTTTATTGGGTAGAGATAATCTAGGAAATAAAGTACCTGATCCATCTTTATCATTTAGGAATAGATACGGGCTTGGTATTAGACCTCAACAAACCTTATTTGCGGACAGATTCGCTGCATTAAGGAATATCATTGATTTTGCTAATTCTGTTTTAGAAAAAAATTTAATTACGGGAATTTATAATTTTCAAAATCTTAATAGTGTAGATCCTATTCCAGATGATAGTCAAGGAGAATACGATTTTCTTTTAACAGATGTAGAAGAAATTACTGCTATTGATACAGAAATTTTCGTTAAGGCGCAGGTATCGTGTACTGTAAAAGATGGAATTATAGTTTCTACCAATATCATTAACGCTGGATACGGGTATGCTACTGCTCCTAAAATAACGATTACTCCTAATCCAAATAACAAGGCGGTGATATCTACTATAATTGATAATCAAGGCAGAGTAATCAGATGTGTTATAGAGAATGCAGGATTTAATTTTAGTAAATCACCTAGTCTTGCTGTTAGAAATCATAGTGCTTTGGTAAGTGTAGATAGTAATTCTAACGGAAGATGGGCGCTTTATGAATTTAATTATAATGGTCAATGGAATAAGATAAAGACTCAATTATTCAATACCACATTGTATTGGGATTATTTAGACTGGAGTTCTGAATCTTTTGATTCTTTAAAAACACCTTCTATTATTATTGATAATGTTTACCAATTATCTAGTCTAAGTTTAGAAGTTAGTAATTATGTTAAAGTTAAAAATATTGGAGATGGAAGAGCAGTTATTTTAGAACGTGTAGTTTCTAATGGTAACTTCTCAAATGAATTTGATATTGTTTTCAGTCAGAACGGCACATTGAAAATTTCTGATAATCTGTGGAACAGTGAAAATTCTAAATTTACTTTTGCCAGTTCCTCATTAGATGAAACCTTATATGATCAACTTCCTGATATAGAATTGTACAACATATTGATAGCCTTGAAAGATGATATATTCACTAATGAATTAAAGGTAAATTGGAATCTTCTATTTTTTAAAGCGGTTAAGTATGCTCTAACTGAGCAAAAAATTCTAGATTGGGCGTTTAAAACAAGTTACATTAATATAACAAATAATTCCGGAGAACTTGACCAGCCATTTAATTTTAGAATTGATAATAACCAATATTATCAAGATTATTTCACTGAGGTTAAACCTTATAGGACTAAGATTAGAAACTATACTGCTGGATATTCTTATATTGAAGATGCTAGATTACTAACATCTGATTTTGATGTTTCACCTTATTATAATCCATTATCTGAAAAATATGAATCTTTAAATATTCCATATACCGGACAGTCATCTTTATTAAGTCAATATCCGTATAAAACTTGGTACGATAATTCTACATATTATGTCAGTGAAATAGTTGTAGGTTATGGAGGAAAGGGATATACATCAGTACCTGAAGTTTATGTTTATAGTAATGGAAATGTTGTTCGTACTGCTACAGCAAAGGCATATTTAAAAAATAATAAAGTATGGAAAATTATTGTTACAGATCAAGGGGAAGGTTATTACGATACACCTACAATTAGTTTAAGAGGCGGTAATCCTATAGAGGAAGCCAAGGCCTCGGCTATAATCAAAAATGATACAACTAGAAAGAATATCATTACTATGAAGTTTGACAGGTATTCTCGTAAGGGTGAAATAGAGAATACAGAAGTAACTTATACAATAATTTGCGATGGAATCAACAGCGAATTTGAGTTACCTTACCTTGCCAATACAGATAAGTTAACAATATTTCCGACCTTAGACAGAAAACTAATTCTGTCTTCCGATTACAAAATAGTAAATTTCAGTAAAACTGATAATACACTACAGAAAAATTACAGCAAATTTGTATTTGTAGATAGAATTCCAAAATCAGGGCAGTTGTTAAAAATTGTCTATCAAAAAGACTTGTCGTATTATAATGCTATTGATAGAATTGAAAACTTTTATCAACCTACAGAAACTATGGCAGGTAAAGATCTAAACTTATTAATGACAGGTCTAGAATATCCTAATCTAAGAATAAAAGGAATGGATTTTTCCTATTCGTCTGCTTATAATATAGGTACCACAGGTTCCTACGGTATGAGTCTAGGGTGGGGTGATTTAACAAATAGTTATTCTAAATCTAGACTTGTAGAACCTGCTACAATGTCTACTAACACACTATATCTTAACACAGTAGAAGATATTCGCATAGGACATTCTTTAAACTTTTTAAATACTTCTCAGTTCATTGTTCGGACCGATACAGTAGTTCAAGCGATTGATATTAGTAATAATATTGTTACAATCAGTAGACCAACTTATACAGCATCGGTGGCAATATCTACCACTACTGCAATAGGTACTGAAATTTTAGTATCTACAGTAAATGAATTTAGGGGTGCTATAAGACAGAATGATACTGTTGAACTTACTGGATTTTCTCCTAACGAGTTTAATGGAACATATACCATAACTACCATTTATGACAATAATTCATTTATTGTTACAGCTTCACAGGTTTTAAGCACTACAACTTCTATAGTAGGGTCTGGTACAATAATAGTCTATAGTTTGCTTCAAAATATTGATGTTAGAAATAGAAAAATTGGAGAATATTCATTCCATGTAGGTCCATGTAAATTTCCGGTTTATACAATAGAAAAGAGTATGGGATTTATTTCAGAAGGTCGAACAGTTACATTTACTGTAGATGGAACTGATGTTTTGTTTGGACAAGGTAGAACCTTCGAGTATGAAATTACCGGTACAAATATATTGGCCAGTGATTTTACAGATAATACTCTTACAGGATTGGCTAGTGTATTATCTTTACCTATCAACTTTACAAAAACTTTAGCAACGGATAATGATTTAGGTGTAGAGACATTTACAGTTAATATTTTTACATATTTTACCAGCGGCACAGCGAATACATCTGTTGTTACTAGCACCAGTGTAACAATTCTACCGTATGATCCTGCTTTGCCAACTGTGTACACAATTACAGCCAGTACATCCACAGTCCAAGAAGGCGAGTCTGTAACACTTACTCTGGATGGGACTAATGTTGATTTTGGCGATACAGGAAGAGCATTTAGATTAACGGCAACCGGTACAAATATAACAGCAGGTGATCTTATCGCAAATACACTAACAAGCGAAGTGGTTATACTAGATCAGTTACCTATTACAGTTAGTGCCGGCTTTGCACTAGACAATCTAATTGAAGGCATAGAAAGAGTTTATTTCAATATACAAACATGGTTAAATGGCGCTGCTGAGAATACTGCTACTGTGGCTAATACGTATGTTGAAATAATTGATGTTGAACAATCTGCTACATATGAGTTTTTTGATACGCCGTCTACTATAAGTGAAGGATCTACACTGATATTGAAGTTAAGAACACAGAACAAGTCTGTGGGATCTCAAGTAGGATTTAGTCTAAGTACTCAGACAGGTGATTTTACTGTAGCAGATTTAACAACTTCTACATTGTTTGGTAAATTTATTATGACAGACGGTGCTCCTACATATCCAGGATACCAAATTGGTACATACACATATGTGGTTGCGCAGGATGCAGCATCTACAGGTTACGAGATAGCAGAAAAGTTTCGTGTAACTATAAATGAAAATACAGCAACATATATTGATATAACAATAACAGATCAGATACAAAGTTCATTTGGCCAATATGGAAGTAAATTAAGTTCGTTCACTTCTAACTCTTATCCGGCTTTTACACAAGTTAGAATTAAATCTACAGGAACATTTGATCTACAAATAGAGCAGGGGCAATATGCTGTTTATCCTTCAGGATTTTCTCCAGCGTCTATACTTACAGATAAATGGACAGATAATATTACCGGCACATCCGGTTATTATGTAAGAGCAAGAATGGAGCCGACAGGCAGTCAGTGGTTAGGAAACATTCAGTTTACTGGCCCGGGCTTCGCCACTGTAATTAACGCTGCCAGTTTGACAGCCTCAAATTATGCGCCAGTTCAGGGCAATTGGGAACTAATTAGTGCTGCAGATAGTTACACCAATGCTAATGGTAACTATGGTTGGTATTGTTTTGCTCAATATGATCCTATTCAAGATGTTAGTGCTTATGCTGAGTTTACTATTGTTATTGAAATTAGTAAAACGAATGGTGGAGATATTATTGCCTCGGGTAGTTATCTTTGTTCATTAGGATCAGTTGGTACAATTAGTGTACCTCCTGGTAGAATTACAGGTGGTAGCAGCGGCAATACCTTATATCCAAATCAATTAAATTAAAATAATATGAAAACAGTTGATAACTTAAACACATCAAGGTCAGTAACTTTATATACAGACAATATCTATTCAGATATATCTAGACATGAAGTTTCTGTTGATGGTTTTGATATATATCCTATAGATCCTAGTAACACAACAACAATATGGTATACATTGACTCAAGATACTATTATCGCAAATCGTGCTGTTGTAATTATTTACAATTTAAATTCTGGAACATGTTATCAAATTAATGCTACGATGTATTCAGACCCATTAGTTGAATTTTGGGATTATGATTTTAACACCTCGGCTTTAGATACAGCATATAGTTCTAATTTTGAAAACGGGCAATTATCTAATGCTACAGGTTTTTCTGCAGACGAAACTATAATATTAGGTGATGAATTTATGTCACCTAGTGTAGATTACGCACCGGAAGAACTTGTTCCAGGACATACTACAGATAGTCTAGGAATTGAAGTATATACTCAAGGGGATAATTCTTACGCAAGTATTGTAACCGGAGCATTTCCTATAGTAGCAGGAGAAAAAACTATAGCAGAAATATCTGTTCAAGAAAATAGTGCTGCCGGAATTAAAGTTTATTTTAATGGTAAAAATTACAATAGAACAACCAGCACAAACTTTACTACAGATACTCAGTTTTTCTTACAGGGTAAAAGTATTGTTTTACCACCTCAGACCACATCAGGCAGAGCGGGGTATACAATTGTAAGAATTGGAGGTATTGGATTAATAGACAGTAATTCGGTATATGTAGAAGGTACAAGTACAGTAGTAGTAGAAAGTCTAGGGTCGATGAAAGACATTGAGTCAGTTTATGTAATGGCCAATGGTGTAGAACTTCCTAAGGTTACTACTTCTACACAGTTTGGTTATATGATAAAAGAAAACTCTTATGATAATTTTAGAGCATCTGTTTATTGTTATAACCTGCCTGGTACTGAACAACTTGTTGAGGCGTGGTTCTTTAATACCCCATATATGAAATTTAATAGGATGAATGAAGAAGTCTTCGTAGCCACAACTACAAGTCAGACAGCATTTACACTTAGTTTTCCTCCAGGAGCATGGGAACCATATAGCGATAAAGCCATTGTAGAGTTAACTTCTTTCCCTAATAATACTAGAAAAAGATTAATGCCGCCCCCTGTAAGCAATTATACTATCTCACCAGGGAAACTAGATTACTATATTGATGATCTTAAAAAACGGTACTATGCTACTAGTCAGGTCTTTGTTTATGTAAATGGAGTTAGGATTAAACCTGGATTAGAATTTAACTATAGGATAGATTTATCTAATCCTAATAATTTTCAAATTATTGATTTAGTTCCTGGGCTGTTTGCGGTTGGATCTTATCTATCCATAATGTATCTGCCTGCAAATGAATACGATTATTTTATTTCTGGAAATATTTTAACTTTAGTTAATCAGTCAGTTAATTCTATTAAGGTCACAACTTTTAATAATCACGATTCATTATTTTTTAAGAATGAAAGGTTTGCATGGAACCCTGCCAAATTTTTTAAATTGGCAAATCCAGTATTAGATGACAATTATGTGTGGGTTTATGTTGACGGTGTGCCTTTAATTCATAGATATGAATTTATGATAGAGGATGATAATAGAACTATAAGAATTTTGGAAGAACTTAATATTCAAGGTAATCCTAATGTATTAGTTACCCACATTAAACGACCTGACTATACTGATGAAATTTATGGTTTTAGATTGTTCAATGACTTTTTTGGCAGAACACACTATAAGAGATTAAGTAAAGCACATACAACATTTACAATACAAGATACTAGATACTACGATAATTCTATTAAAGTTTTTAACGAAAACGTACTAAGTCCATGGAATGCAGCAAGAAACATACCTGGTATAGTTTTATTAGATAGAGAAAGAATTGAATTTTTTGCCACCGATAATAACGAGTTACAAAGTCTTAGAAGAGGTACACTAGGAACAGGCCCGGCCTTTTATGTAGATAGTGGTGCTAAGGTTATAGATCAAGGAATAATTCAAACGATTCCATATGCTGATAGTGTGTTTGTTCAATCTACTATAACTACTACATCATCGACTTATACAATATCAACTTCTGGTAGCAGTATTGTGGGTGAAAATGGTATAATTTTAACACAAGGAATACCTTTTATAGACCAACTAGAAGTTTTCTATGGCGGTAAGCCTTTAATGAAATCTGGAATGTTTTATCAAGAATCTATGGGGGTATATAACGGACCATGGATACAGTCTACTCAAACAGTCAGTTCTGCTAGTAATCTATTAACAACAACTACAATTGGCACATCTTATATTAGTACAGATACTAATAAAGTTTGGATATATTTGGATTCAAAAGAAGAAGATGCCGTTAAAGGATATGTTTACAAAGGTATTAAATGGAGAGACCCTGAATTCAGTATTAATTCTTTAGGATCTACTCAGACGATTACATTAAATATACAAAATGTAGAACCAGGCGTTCAACTAACACTAATACAGAAAAAAGGTTATGTTTGGACAATGACTGAGTCTCTATTAACAAGTCAGTCTGTTCAGGCACGATTTATAAGAAACTTTCCGGCAGAATTGCCAGATTGGTATTTTTATGGTGGAGATCCTAGACTACTTGACGGAAATTACGAGCCATTAGAGGATGGAGATGGTCAATCATTGAGAAGGTATTAATATGACAAGAGTTACTGATTTAACATTCATAGGTAGTCCGACATTTGCTACGTCATTTTTAACAGTAGATACTGGAATGACCAAAAGGTTGTCCTATGAAAACTTATATAATCTTTTGAGGACAACGATCACAGGCGCTGATCAAAATCTAAGCACCACCGCTTCCATAAAATTTAATAATATGGATATTGTTGGAACCAGTACAACTACTAATTTAGTTGTCAAGGGACAAGCGGCTATAGGGGGTCAAGTAATTGTTAGTATAGGACCTACTTTATCAATTAGTAATTCTAGCACTCAATTACAGTCTTCGATTAATATAAGAGCATATAAGGATAATTTTAGGGCACTAGATACTAGAAAATATCCATATATAAACCTTGAAAAGTCAAATGGTGGTAGCGGAGGCCCGGTACAGACATTGGCAAATGAAGTTTTAGGGGTAATGGGTGTTGGTGGTTATGATGGATATTATTTTACCAATGATAAAGGATTTAATACTGGAGGAATAACATTTACTTCTGCTGAACGCTTTCAAGGTAATGTGAGTGAAATTACTAATCAGGGTACAAATTTTTCAATATCTACTTATCCACCGAGTATAGTTGCTAAAGAAACAAGTTACAATCCGCATGTACACATTCAGCAGATTTGGACAGGAACTGGATATAATCAAATTAATGAATTTAGTATTGGAAGTAATTTAGGAAATATAACTCCTACATTGGTAAGAAGTAATGGACTTAATCAAACTGGATTCAATGGTTCTAATATAAAATTTGTAAATGCTGCTGTTAATGTAATCGGTGTGCCTTCTGAAGACTCTACTGTTGATAATGACACCTTACTTGACACTAATAAGATTGTTTTCTTAGGATCAAGAGGTAATGCTTCTATTGATAGAAGAAAGGCAATTCTTAGCGGAGATAAATTAGGATATATTCAATTTAGAGGACAAACTACAAGTACGGCTACATTAGTAGGTAGTTTAGGCGCTCAAATAGTTGTTAGAGCGGTTGATAATTTTACAAGTACAGCAAGCGGAACTAAAATTGTTCTTAGTTCTGTTAATAGCGGCACAAATGTTGAATCAACACGACTGGATCTATTCAGTAGGGAACATGTTCATTATAGTGATGTTCATACTTTTAGAACAAGTAGCGGTCAATTATTGGCTAAACTTACCACTTCAAGTTTTGATGTATCAGTAACGGCTACCTTTCTAGCAACAGGATTATCAATTAGAGATAATGTAACTACAAGCACAACTCTTATAGGCAATAATGCTACTGCTACTATCACAATGGTAGGTTATAAATCCTATATGTTAAGTAAAATTCAAACATCTGTGCCAACTTGGGTAAGGATTTATACAGACTCAACCAGTAGAACCAATGATAGTACTCGTTCTGAATTTGATGATCCTAATCCTGGGTCAGGTATTATCGCTGAAGTTATAACTACATCTGGTTCTCTTACACAGTTAATTACTCCGGGTGTAATAGGATTTAATAATGATGCTACACCTAATAGAAATATCTATCTATCATTGACAAATAAATCTAGTGTGCCTGCTGTTATTCAAGTTACGCTTACCCTACTTCAATTAGAAGGATAATCAAATGGAAGAAAAAGAATATACAGTAACACTGAAGGATATCAATGATTTAGATGACTTCTATGATGACATGGAAACCCCTGGTGGAAATCTGTATATTCCAAATAGAGCAGTTGATTGTAGTTTAAGAAAGCCTATTAGTAGGAATACAATTTATAGACTAACAGAAGAAGAGGCTAACCAATTAAGAAATGATCCAAGAGTTGAGCATGTAGATTTAACTCCTCATGAAAAGGGTTATGAATTTAGGCAATTTTACGATCAAACAAGTAGTAATTGGGATAAATCTACATCCATAACAAACTCAATGAAAAATTGGGGAATCCTTAGATGTACTGAAGGTGCTCAACGCACTGGATGGGGGCAAGATAGTACTCCTACTCAAAGCGGAACTGCTAAAATTTACGGGTCCGGAAAAAATGTAGATGTAGTAATTGTAGATGGTCACATTGATCCTAATCATCCTGAATTTGCTAAAAATGTAGACGGTACCGGTGGAACTCGAGTTATTCAGTATAATTGGTTTAAGGATGCCTTTCAAGTATATGGGATTACTCCCGGTACCTATGTGTATGGTCCATATGATACAAGCAATACAAATTTACAAGCATCGATGAATCATGGATGCCATGTAGCAGGTATTGCTGCTGGTAATACTCAAGGTTGGGCCAAAGATGCTAACATCTATAATATTGACCCTTCTAGTTTAAACCCAAACGGCGTTGGTTATGTATATTGTTTTGATTTTTTAAAATATTGGCATCTAACTAAACCTATAAATCCTGCTACGGGTAGACCTAATCCTACTATAATGAACAATAGCTGGGGATTCGTTAAAACTGGAACCATTTCTAGTTTGCTTACGGTACGATTCCGCGGAGTGATTTACAACGGACCATTCACTGGCACACAATTATCTGTACAGTTTGGAATTTTAAATAATGGATCTACATATTCTATTTTAGTAAGAGATACAGGAGTTGAAACAGATATCAAAGATTGTATAAATGCAGGTATTGTTAGTGTTGGAGCAGCAGGTAATATACATCTGAAGATTAGTAATTACTCTGGATCTCCGTTAGATGATTATAACAATTATATTGTTGATTCAAGTGGGCAGACATTTTACATGAGAGGCAGTATACATGCCTTAGATAATAGTGTAATGGTTGGCTCTATAGATGCTAATTCTATAGAAAGAAAGCGTAGTTCTAGTGCTACAGGTCCTAGAACAGATGTTTTCGCCCCCGGATCAAACATTGTTAGTTCTATAAATTCTGCAAGAGGGGAAACTTCTACAGCGAACGATGCTAGAAACGCCAACTATCCTTTGGTTAAATATTCTGGTACTTCAATGGCAGCACCGCAGGTCACAGGTTCTTTGGCCTGTATTTTAGAATATAGAATTAAGTTGAGTGGATCACAAGCAGTACAATTCGTAAGAAACTTTGCTAAGATCAATCAACTTACAACATCTTCTGGAGGTTTTACGGATACAACTGATATATTAGGTGCCGGAAATAGGGTTTTGTTTCATCCAGATTTGAGAAGAAGAGAGGGTTATGTAGGAAGTATTGATTTATCAGGCTATAGACCCGCATCTGGGCAGGCGTTTCCTAGAACCAAAATCTTTAGATATGGAAGATAACTGCCCATAAAAATAATTGATAAATATCATATTGGAAATTACACATGATGAAGCCAGGTAGAGAAAACGGTTTTTTGAATATAGAGGGTTATCTTAAGATATATGACCCCACGACTGATGAAATTTTTGTAGATAAAAGAAATGCTATTCACTATGAAAATTTCAGTCAAGGATTGGCCAATGCTATGAGTCATCAAAATTCTGGATTTATTAACTCTATGGCGTTCGGTAATGGTGGGACTTTAATAGATCCGACTGGGATTATAACATACAAAACTCCAAATACAGTAGGATCTACAGCAGGATTATATAATAGAACCTATCAAAAAGTTGTCGATTCTAGAGATGCAACAAGCACAGATCCTGCTAGAAATTACATGGAGGTTAGACACCGTCCTGGAACTTATTATAGTGATATTCTTGTAAGTTGTTTATTAGACTTCGGTGAACCTACTAATCAATTAGCATTTGATAATGAAACAAATAACAATGCTACATTTGTGTTCGATGAAATTGGCCTGTACTCATATTCACCTGCAGGTTTACAAGACGGATACTTATTAACTCATGTTATATTCCATCCTGTACAAAAGTCGTTAAATCGTATGATCCAAATTGATTATACCGTTAGAATACAAAGTTTAAGTTCAGGAACATAATATGTCAGGAAATTACGTTTTAAAGTTTTCAGATCCTTTTAAAACTTCTAATATTACTGTTCCTAGTAAGGCTACGGGATCCGGTCTTAATAATTACGACACAAGTTTAGATTTACCAGGTGCTGGAAATGAAAACTATGGTAGTCATATCAGCCAAAATTTCCTAAAATTACTTGAACATTTTTCCAGTCCGTACCCTCCTGAGAATGCTATAGAGGGTCAATTATGGTATGATACAAGTAATCCAAATCAAAAAGTTTTAAGAGTTAATAACGGCACAGATACTAGTAGTAGATGGAGTGCAGCAAGCGGTGTTTACCAACAGTCTAATGATCCGTATGTTCAATTTTTAGATACTGTAAGAGAAGGAGATATTTGGGTCGACACTCAAAACGGTCAACTTAAAATTAGAACCGGGGCAGAATGGAGACTAGTTGGTCCTGTGATTGGTTCTGATGTTGATAAAACTGGAACAGAGTTTGAATTTGTAGAAAGTAATACAGGACAGACATACCCTGTAATTAAGAATTGGGCAAATGGCAATATTGTAGAAATTATAAGTTATAATAGTTTTGTGCCCAAAAAAGTAATTCCCGGATTTACCAGTATTCAGACAGGTACAAATTTAACAACCAAAGTTGCAGCAAGATACAACGGTATATCTGAAAAGGCACAGGGACTTGTAGTAAACAATATTACAGTTTTAAAGGCGTCCGAGATATTAAGAAACCGACCAAGTACTATACAGATTCATACAGGAACGCTGTATGTAGATAGTAGTTCTGGTTTCAAGGTAAGAAACGTCAATTTTAATCAAAATATTGAATTTTATAGTGGACAAACCGGTGGATTTATCAATTTTACCGATGAAGAAAGACTGTTAACTGTAGGTATAAACGATAAGTCATATTTAAAATTTAATCCTAATGGATTAAATGTAGGAATTAACACCACAACAAATGTGGGAGATCCTACCTTAGATGTATTCGGTACTGGAAGATTTACTGGTTTATTGACAATCACAGAACCTAATATATCTTTACAAGTAACCGGTAAGAGCAATTTTGGAAATAATGTTAGTGTTACTGGAAATTTATCAATTTCAGGTTTAACCACATCTACTGGTAAATTAACAATTGGATCTACATCAAGCAACGGAATAATTTTACAGCCTGGTAAGCATGATGTTTATGATATAGGTAGCACGTCAACAAGATTTAGACATATACATGCCGGATCTTTTGGTTATTCTTTAGGGGTAGGAAATACCGGTACTGCCACTACAGTATTTTATGGTAGATTAGAAGGTACAGCAACACGACTGCAAAATGCCAGACAATTTAGAATAACAGGACATGTAACAAGCACAGCAGTTACCTTCAATGGTGGAGCGAATGTGGTATTCACAACTACCTTACACAGGAGTATGATAACTGCTACCATTAGTACATCTTCTGCTACACTAAATCATTCTATGGTAGTGTTGAACACAGGTACAAGTACGAGTGATTTAGAAGTTGTTTCTAAATCAGATTTTCTTAAAGATGTTGAGTTTCCTACTATACCTGGACTAGTTCCTGCAGGCACGGTTACTGCCTTTGGTACAAATACCAATATTCCCGCAGGTTGGCTGTTATGTGCTAATTCTACCAATTCTCCTACACCACCTACGAGTACTAACTATCCAAAATTGTATAGTGTGATTGGTACTACTTTTGGTTCATCAGGTCCTGGTACGTTTTTTGTACCTGAAATAACACCGGCAGTGGTATTAAATGGATCTGTCCACTGGATAATAAAGACCTAAACTTATGTCATATACTGTATATAATAATAATGGAACTGTTCTTGTAAGTTTACCTACTGGTACCATTGATGATGTTACAACAAGCATAACTTTTATAGGTAAAAATGTTAATAATTATGGTGAAATTTACAACAATAATCTAGTAAAGATGTTGAGTAATTTTGCCAATGAAAATACTTCTCCTCCTAATAGTCCATTACAAGGTCAACTTTACTACAATAGTACAGAAAAAAGATTGTTAGTATTTGATGGAGAAAAGTTTAAACCCGTTTATGAATCATCTGTTAGTGCAACTAGTCCAACTAATGCTAGTGATGGTGAATTTTGGTATGACTCTGGAGCAGGCCAATTCAGAGTTTATGCAAACGGAGCATGGACATTAGTAGGTCCTGCTGTTAGTCCAGCATTAGGTAAATTTGGTGTTGAGCCGCCTCCTAGTTCTTATGCTTTTAGAGAATTTCAATCAAATGATCAAAAAAATGTTGGGGTTGTATATTCTTATGGCAACGTCAGTCAGGTATTAACAAGTGCTACTTTCACAATGTCGTCTGGAACTAGTTTAGTTTATTGGGGAACTACTACTCCTGTTATTGTTTATAGTGGAACAAATTTTGTTAGTAATGTAAAGATAAAAGAAAATCTGTATGTAGATGGTAATATCGAACTTAAAGGGACTATATTAAACTATCCTAACAAATCATTGACAAGTTATTATGATGCTACGTGGATAGGGACCTTTACTGGAGCACTATCGACCACACAAAATATCGCACTTTATAACAATCATAATAATTTTGTTCGTGTAAATGTATTACCGCATCTATTTACCAGTACTCAATATTCGTTAGATAGTGAAGTTAAAGTATTATTTGCCTTAGGGACAAGTACTCATGTTAGACATTACTATCTGAGTACTGGCACAACTATGTTAGAAAGAGTTTGGAAGGCTAAAGAAGTATATACTAATACAAATACTTCTCCATTTTATTCTTTCTTCGGTGCTACACAAACATCTACTAACATTGTAAGGATTGATTTATAATGGCTTATATTCTTAATAAAACTAATGGGGCAGTAATTACTACGGTACAGGATGCTTCTTTAGATACAACGACTGATTTGACCTTCCTTGGTAGAAATTATGCAGGTTATGGTGAATATCAGAATGAAAACTTTTTAAGATTATTAGAGAACTTTGCCAATACTACAGCACCAGAAAAACCTATCGAAGGGCAACTTTGGTATGATAGTATAAACAATAAGGTAAATGTCTATGATGGCTCATACTGGAAGAGTATGGGTAACTTAGAAGTTAGTGAAACAGATCCTACTGGTACAAAGATCTTTACTTTTGGTGATTTATGGTATAATAGTTTAACTCAACAATTATACGTTTATAATGGTGCTACTTTTATTTTGGTAGGACCACCTAATAGATCTGATGTTATAGCAGGTTGGAGAGGGGATTTTGAATATAGCACTGCTGAATCGGGTACTCAGCAATATGTTATTAAGGCTGTAGTAGGTACAGACAATGAAGTTGTAGCCATAGCAAGTAACAAGGGTTTTGAAATAAGTCCTACTGTGAGTGGAACCGAATCACCTATCTATCCTTTATCGGGATACCTTAGTACAATTTACAAAGGTATAACCTTACCTGGAGCAGATCCTAAAACCGGAAGAAGTGATTCTGCCGGATATTATTTTTGGGGAACTGCTGCTCATGCATCTACTGCTACTACGTCAACATATGCTGCTTATGTGACTGGTGGTTTTAAGTTTGAAACTACAGCAACAAATGAAAGATTTAATATTCCTTTCATTACAACTTCTTCAAACAGCACAACAAGTTTAGCCTATGTTAACACAGGGCTACAATTTAATCCTAGCACTAAAACAGTATATGCGACAGCATCTAGTGCTCTATATAGTGATTTAGCAGAAAGATATGCCGCAGACGATTACTATGAACCTGGAACAGTGTTAGTTATAGGCGGAAATCAAGAAGTTACGATTTCGACCTTAGAAAATGATGTAACTGTTGCAGGTATCGTAAGTACTAAACCTGCTTTTAGAATGAATGAATATGCTGGGTCTGATCAGTCACATCCCTTTATTGCTTTGAAAGGTCGTGTTCCTTGTAAAGTATTAGGTCCTATTAAAAAAGGTGACCTATTAGTTACAAGTAAAATTCCTGGGCACGGAAGATCTAAACTTAATTCAGATCATTCCAATGCTGTGTTTGCTAAATCTTTACAAGATTTTGAGGGTGGTATTGGTATTATAGAAGTAATGGTAGTTTAAACTGCCATTTCTGCTTTTATAGAATCGTGACTTTGATAATTTTCTAAAGCAATATCTGCCATTGTAAACTTTGTTATATCGTTTATATCTTTGTTTAGCACAAGTCTTGGCAATTCTAATGGCTCTCTAGATAGTTGTTCTTTTACTTGTGAAATGTGATTTTTGTAAATATGGCAGTCACCGAAACTAATTACTAAATCACCTGCTGTCATATTACACACCTGTGCTAACATTTCAGTAAAAAGTGCGTAACTAGCAATATTGAATGGCACTCCCAAGAACATGTCAGCAGACCGTTGATACATGTGACAACTTAATTTCCTATCATTACTGACATAAAATTGTGACATTAAATGGCATGGAGGTAGCGCCATTATTTCAAGTTCTCCTGGATTCCACGCACTGATAATATGACGGCGACTAAATGGATCGTTTTTTAAACCATCTAATAATTCCAGTAATTGATCATGATTTGCTAGGACAACCTTATTAATTCTAATTAACGGTTTGCGCCAACGACGCCATTGTACACCATATACTCTACCTAGATCGCCTGGATGCCTTTGAAGTTTTTTTCCTGTCCAATATGGCGCAGTAGCATTAGCAGTCCATATTGTTTGTTTATCAGAATATCTTGCTCCGTGTAGTATTTCTCTTAGTCTATATTCGTCACCACTGCCCTCTATAAACCAAAGAAGTTCACTGACTACCGCCTTCCACGCAAGTCTTTTCGTAGTAAGAGCAGGAAATCCCTTAGAAAGATCGAACCTAATGCTAGTACCAAATTTACTCAAGGTACCAGTCCCAGTTCGATCTATTCTTTCTTCTCCTGTTTCTAGAATATCTTTTAGTAAGTTAAGATATGCTGTTTCAGGATGTAGCATTTGATTTTACTTTTTTGGTTTTAGTTGCTGGTTCTTTTGTTTTTACAGGTTCTAATTCATCTGCTTTACGACGAAGAGCCTGTGCTTCCTTGAACAATTTATCCGCCATAGATCTTAGATCACTTGCTGTAACGGGTGTTTCAATTTTAGGTGTTTCAATGACAGCACCTTCATATCCTGGATGGAACGGGGCTTCTTCTACTAACTTTTTATTCTCTAGAGAACTGGGTTCAGGAATGGTTTCTGTTTTTTGTGGAGTAGTTTTAGTACCTTCTTCCTTAACTGCTAATTCATCTACGCTGATACCTTTTTGTTGAGCAATGAGTTGATTAAGTTCATTTAGCGGAATAGTTGTTTGAGCCGCAGGCGTCATTAGTACAAGTTCAGTTGATACCTTTTTAAGGTGTCCGTTGTTATGTAGATATGCCAACATTACTGATCCGTCTGGAAATCTTCTTGTGGCTAAAATGTCTGCTAGTTCGTTTGCCTGTTGACCTTCTGGACTTTGGATTACAGACATCAAAGCATCATGATGACTATCTGGTAATCCGTTAGTGCCAAATACTAGGGCGCTTTTAGAGTCACCTGGTAATGTTCTATAGGCTACTCCTACTCTAGCAGCATTGTTCTTCATTTTGCCCACATGTTTCATGGGACCTCCTTATTGTTGTTGTGTTTGAGTCGGTGTTTGAGCAGAAACGGCATTAAGAAACTTTTCAAGTTTATCATAGGCTGCACCTACGCTTGAAATTTCTGAAGCACTAAAAGTTCCTCTTCTAACAGCCGCATCTATGATTTGTTTGATATTATTAAGATCATTTACTGTTAGTTCTGGTGAACTTTGTGTTTGTTCTGTTTGTTCTTGATTTTCCATAAAATCTCCTATTGTTTATTATGAATAAATGGACAGCCTAGATTGAACATGGTAAACTCTCTAGGGTCTTCAATACCTATTTTAATTACATAACTAATCTTTTTAGTGTTATCTAAATCTACTGTCTTAAGTATAGAGTACCTGCTATTAAGATGAAATTCAATCCAATTTCCTATTTCATTTATGCTCATAAAGTCATTTTCAAAAACTCTTAAAACTGAAAAATGTTCTGGAATAAAACTCAACTTTCTTAATCCTAATAAGGATAAAGGATTGATTTCGTTTCTACTTAGCGACATAATTAAGTGTGTTTATTTATAATATGCCACTTGACCGAATGGTGGAGAAATGGTGTCGTTACCGTGAATGACAAAAAGAGTTTCGCAGTAATCCTCATCACCCCAATCACCGCAGGGATAACCGTCTGTAAACATGATAAAGCGTTTTGGAGTAATACCTTGTTCCTTCATAAATTCCCAATTGGCTTCGAAGTCAGTGCCACCACCACCCTTTATCTCATAGGTAAGAAGGTCATCTTTATTGTCTCCTGTGAATTCTGCATAGTTGTATACTTCAGTATCAAAACACCATAAGTTGACTTTGAAGTCTTTGTATTCATCCATGATACCCTTGATCTCACTGATGAAGTCTTTGGCCTGATGATCTGAAATGCTACCACTCATATCAATACCTACACTAATATCAATAGTTTCCTCATTCATCAGTCCGGGCAATATAGCACCGGTGTGCTGACTACGACGATTTGGACGATTAAAACTAAAGTCACTTTTGATAAGGCTTTGAATATTCATACGTAGCAATTGACGCCAGTCCATTTTAGGCTCTGTTAAGTCCTTGATCATACGCTGAATTCCTGCCGGAACTTTGCCTGCGCCGGCACTCTGCGCCGCGGCAATCATAGCCTCTTTGATCTCGTCACGGATCTGTTGGCGTTCTTCTTTGCTTAAACGTGGACGCTTGCCCTTACCAGGCTTATCACCGTCCTCACAGTCACCACCTTCATCACTGTCTTCATCATCATCTAAGTGTTCATCTAACAATTCGCCTAGATCTTCTGGATTGATTTTTTCTGCCATAGTATATAAAATGGAATAAATTTCCTCGTATGATTTACCACGGTATTTGTCATCTTGGAAAATCTTAATCCAACTTGGAGAGATACCTATGCGCTCATCTTTTAAGATTTGATTAGCGGCATAGTCAGCCGCAATGTTTGAAAGCATTGGATTACGCCCTTCTCTACGACCCATATGATCAAAAACATTATGTAGAACTTCGTGGGCAAATCCAAATTCACATTCTTTGGCACTTAGCTCATTTACGAATCCTACATTGTAGTAGAAGTTACGACCGTCAGTGGCTAAAGTTTGGCACCAATCGCTGGCATCTATTAGTTTAAGTCTAGTGGCTAGATTACCAAAGAATGGATGACGTAGTAACAAGCCAACCCGAGCAGTAACTAATTTGTCTAGTATCCTAGCCTTTTCTGCAGCAGTAAAGACTTTGTCTGCCCATTTTTGCTTCTTTAATTTCTCACTTTTCATAACTGAGGTCATTTGTTTCTCCTTTGTTTCGCTATACACATATTATATATTCACTTTGCTTTAGACGCAAGTAAAAAAGGCCCTTGCGGGCCCTTTTTAGCCTTCCATTGCTTGGATAATATACTTGCCATACTTGTCGTGGAAACGATCAAAATTCTTCAATTTACTAGCATCAAATGGTAGACCATAGTTAGTAAGGGCAACTTTAGCACCCATAACTACTAATTCAGTTGGGAAATTATCCATCATAAACCCAAAGAAGTTATCTGCCATTGAATCCCAGTTTTTGGCCTTCTTTTTGTCTAACTCTTGAAGTTCGTAGCACATACTAATGGTAAGTGAGTACATGGCAGAGATTTCTTTGATATTGAAATCTTTTACCTTGCCTGCCAAAATATCCTCAGGCTTGGGCATCTGTTTGGCAACTTTACGGTGTGCCATAAATTTAACAGCAAGACCTTCGCCGACAGCGCCTGATACCAAATCAGTAAGAGTAGTATCGCTGATGTCATCATCTTCCAAAAGATCACTTACAAAACTCCATGAACGTGGAGTAGCGAACGAGCGACTGGCACTCTTTGGATCAAAGTCGTAGAGATCTTGTTTGGCGAAACCAACATAACCTACAACCTGCTCGTGAATACGATTAGCAGTAGCCCACTGGAGCCAATCTTCAAAGTCTACTGACAGTTCCAAATGGATGAAACGGTTAGCCAACGGAGCAGGCATACGATAAGTAACGCCTTTGTCTGCTTCACGGTTACCAGCAGCCACGATGTCTACACCATCTGGCAAACGATAAGTACCAACACGGCGATTAAGAATAAGTTGATAAGCAGCAGCCTGAGTTGCCGGAGCAGCAGAGTTAAGTTCATCTAAAAACAAGATAGCCTTGCTATCTGGGTCAGAGGGAAGTTCAGCAGGAGGAGCCCAAGTCATAGTATTGGCTTGACTATTGTAATATGGAATACCTTTGATATCTGTGGGTTCCCAAAGACTCAAACGAACATCAATTACCTCACGATCCTGTTCAGCACCGATCTGCTTGACAATGTCTGACTTGCCAATACCTGGGGGGCCCCACATGAAGATTGGACGCTTTTTGCTCATTGCTTTGCGGATAGACGCCTTTGCACCATTTGGAGTAACAGTGCGATTTGTGGACATTTCTTTTGCCATTTATCTCTCTCTTAAAATTAAACTACAAAAAATTGTTTATGAGTCTCTATTATAGTAAAGAATCTGTGAGATGTCAACTGTTTAGTGATTTGTTTCTTGTGTGTGCTTTTTGCCACAGTTTTAGATTACCTGAAAATAGTACCATTTGTATTACAGTTCTCTCTCCAAATGTGTATAATTCCTTTGGAGTTAAGTAGAAAGGATAATCCATTGTCCTATCTAACCAAATTATAAAACCATTTTCTAAGAATTCAATTTCTTCTTCTAGAGATATTTTATATGATTTTATGTCTGCTTTTTGAAGAGAGGCAAATCCATACTCTGTAAGCCATAGCCCGCCTTTGGATTTGGTTCTAGGATTTTGCCACCATCTGTTTAGATATTTTTTGAAATTTTTATCGTTAAACTCGATACCGAGTTGAGTCATTACATATTTGGTGATATCAGTTTTTTGGTTCATCTAAAAATTTTTCACCTGACACCAGTTTATAAACTGAAAAGTCTTTGGTGTTGAATTGTTTGTTTAATTTTTCTGCTAGATTAAAAGCATGTCCTGAATTGGAAAAACTTACTTTTTTATACTTGGGATTAAATTGTTGTCCTACTACATTTGTGGTTTTTAAATTGATTGGTTTATCTTTATAAAAAACTGCCCAAATAGCATCTGCTTCTAGCACTTGATCAGTTTTATAATTTTTCTTATTAACTGTTTCTAAAAGTATTTGTGGTTTAGGTCTACTCACGATATACGCTCCAAATCTGCGTATATATTTATTTTAGATTAGAATTTACCTCCGTCCATTTTTACCTGTACATTATCTGTTGGTTTAGGAATGTTTGTCTGTTGTTCATACTGACCTACTAATCTTGTCATTAACTGAACCAAACTTCCATGTAGATCATTAAATTCTTTTTGTGATAAGGTAAGGCTTTTTTGATTAGACTTAATAGCAAGTCTTGATTTTTCTAGAAAGTCTTCAATTGGAAATGTATTAATAGGTTTCATAATTTAAGACTATTTAATTCTTGTTTCATTTCTTGTTCTGTTTTAAACGGTCCTTTGTAACCATATCTTTCCAATGTAATCAGTTTAGGACAGAAACTTTTAACCCAACCTTTTCTAAACTTAATTATATAATACCCTGCACAGAAATGACTTTTACTTTTATTACTCTTTGTAAAAATAGGTAGTTTCTTTAAGATGTTATAAACGGGGCTATATGGTTTTGAACTACAAGGATATTCATATATGAAATGTGTATCTTTATTAATTTCAATTTTAGAATTGATTGTTTTTTCGGGCAATTTAATACCAAAATCGGAAGGATCGGTAAGATTGACCATAGTACCATTTTTAATTAGATAGTAACCTTTTTTATTTTTATATATAGATCCGATTTTTCTATTATCTTTTTTAAGGATCCATTCTTTATTTGGAATTAATACTTTCGGTTCTATATTCATAATACATATCTCGCATTTAATGGTTCAGCATAACTTTGAATTTGTTCGCTGATTTTTTGTAAATCATATTCTTTACAAAATTTCAATAACCTAATTCCTACCTGTGGAACATTTTTCCCACTGTTAATTGTTTCGTTAATCACATCAAAAATAAGATCTTTTATTTCTGTAGGCTGTGCTCTAAGATCACATAACAATTTATTTCGTTCATAACATTCTTTAACACGTTGTTCTTGTCCTTCATGATCTACCCAACGTTGTAACATAAGATTATTCCATGCCCAACCTTTGGCTTCTCTATCTGCAAAAGCATCTCTCAAACCTACTTTATTCTTAGTACCTTTTTCACGCACACCAGGAAATGCTGAGAAGATGTTGTCGCTGGTATCACCACGCATACATTTTTCAAATAAAAGCCATTCAGGATCTGGGGCAGGTTTAACTTCACCTGATTTCTTATCTTTTACTGGTTTTCCCTTTTCATCGAAGTAGCCTTCATGTGTAGTCGTTACACCAGATACGCCATTGTATTGCTTGACATTAGGAGCAATCAATTGAGCAAAGTCACCATCTGTAGATATGATAACATGCTCGTCATTTGGATGAAGATCAATCCAACCGGCAATGAGATCATCTGCTTCAAGTTGTGGATGATGTAAAACTGTGGTATTTGTCTTGCCTGTGATGAATTCTTTAAACTGATCAAAGGTTTCCCAAAACACACGATCTTCTTCTGCTTCACGTGGACTTAGAGCAGCACGAGCATCTGAACGGTTTCGTTTGTATGGAGCATAATGATCCTTACGCCACGAGCGTCCCTCTAAGGCAAATACAACATGACTACCGTTAAAATCCTTCCACGCTTTACGCACACTGCCCAATATAGTATGAATACTCATACCTACTTTATCTTCAAGATTACCACGAACTACATGGCGGGCACGAAAGAATGTATTGGCTGTATCAACTAAAATATAAGTCATGAGACCTCTGTTTTTCCGTCATCACGGAGAGCACGATTAACATAACCAGAACCACGGCGTTCCATATCAACACCAGTTTCTGCCCCAACATTACGACAAAGTTCACTAAACCAAGCGTCTACAATTTCCTCTTCTGAAGCACCTTTGTAGCCTGCTTCAGTTAATTGTACAACGAAATATTCATTCCAGTCAAGTTCAAAGAATCCATTTCTAAGGTTGTCTTTATTGACATGAGTATCTAATACCGCTATATAAGGTTCTTTTCTTTCTGTTGCTAACTCTTTAGGGCTTAACTTTAAAAGTCTTTTGGCTTCTTCTGCTTCTGAAAGTTCTTTTTCTGCTATTTTGAGCAGGCGATTTTTTTCATCTTCAGCAGCCTTTATCGCCTGCTCAGCCTCCATTCGCCGTTGAATAGTTTCGGCAATGGCCTTCTCCATTTCCTCTATACCAAAAAGTTTTCTAAGTAGTTTTTTCATTCATGTTCCCCACTCGTTCTTAAACAAGGGAACCTGAAGTCTATCACTATATCTTAATCCATGTTTCATACAGGCTAATGCTACGTTTTTATTATTTAAACTATATACACTTTCCACACCGCCTACTGGCATCAAATATACTTCACCTTCAAATCCAGCATCTCTATATTCCATTGTGGCACGTAAAGCATCTCGAACATCCTGTTCTGTAGCCACTACAAATTTGAGATAGGTCCAACCAATTTCTTCATACTCACATACCACTTCTGGCTTAATTGCCTCCTCCCACTTTTCACCGCTGGAAGGAAGTTTGGCACTGACTGAGAAGGTTATAATATTGGTATTGGCCTCACGTTGATTAGTCCAAGCGATTAATCTACGTTTGAAATCTGGTAAGAGTTTTTGAGTGCCATTGGTCTCAAATGTGATTTCTTTTAGATCCTGCATCTTAGGATGATCTAATAGGTCAGGATAACTACGCTGCCAACCTAATAAGGGTTCACCACCAGTAATAACAAGATGTTCTCTCATCCAACGTTTGTAAGGCAACATTTCCATAATAGCATCTACGATAGCATCGGTTTCTAACACTGGGCTAAAGTCCTTAAATCGTGGATCCCAACTGGCATAACTATCGCATCCAGAATGAACTAACGGTAGGTCTTTGTAAGTTTTAAATTCTACAATACGGTTAGCGATTTCATTGCGTTCATTGGATTTCTCACCTCTAGGCATACCAAATCCGTCGCAGGTAAAGTTACAACCAAATACACGAAGGAACACACTAGGAACGCCCATATAGCGACCTTCACCTTGAACACTATAAAACAATTCTGATACTTTTAATTTACTCATATATTATAACCTTTTCATATTTTGAGGCTTATTAAATACATTATATACTTTTATTTAGGTCTTGTCAATATGAATACAAAAATAAATTGGAGTTTACATAACCATTGTACGGCAGGATGTAGTTACTGTCCTTCGCACTATTGGCAGGGGACTATAGAAAATAGTTTTGATAGATACCTTGATGTGACAAATAAAATTATAAAACATTATAGTGAACTAGGTAGAACTATAGAATGGACATTTAATGGTGGTGAACCTTTAGAAATGTTTGATTTCCCTGCCATTTTAAAATTATGTAAAGAACATCAAGGCCATATTACACTACATACTAATGGAGGTAGGTTGTGGTTGGATTGGTGGGCAATAGAACCCCATGTTGATAATCTTGTATTATCATATCACTATTGGCAAAATCCTAGGTTGATAGACTATATAATAGAAATCTTTCAAAAATCCAATAAGCAAATAGAAGTAATAATTCCTATTCGTCCAAACAATTATGAGGAAGACATGGATAGGGTAAAATTTGTAGAAAATAAACATAACCTAACGGTTAATAAATTAATTTTATTCAAAGAAATGTCAGATGCTGTAGGTCCTTATAATTATGAAGATCAGCAACTTGAAGAGATAAGCGGTCCTGAACTAGTTGAAGAACATGTAAACTATAAGGAAACTACCTATGAAGAAAGGGTAGAGACACTGGTTAATCAGAGTCCGTCATTTCTTGGAAAAAAATGTAATACAGGTATAGAGCGTTTGTTTATTTCACATGATGGATGGGCTAGCGGCAGTACCTGTAATAATACTCATTTAGGAAATATTTGGCATGAAGGGTTTACTTTACCAAATACTCCTAGTGTCTGTAAAATGCTAGCATGTACTAACGTAGATGATCAAACAATTACGAAATTTTAGTGAATCTATTTTTGAATGCTTCTATTAGACAACTAAAAGTCTTCATGGTAAATGTGTTAGTATAAAAAACCCAGGTTTCACCGTTGATGATTCTCACATCATCTATTTTAAATAGATCACCGTTAGAGCCGTACCACTTACTACCGATCTTCATCTATTGGCCTTTTATTAAGCACCTTGTCTGCTAACCCATACGCTACAGATTCATCTGCACTCATAAAAAAGTCTCGTTCCATATCATGCTTTAGTTGTTCGAAAGTTTTTCCTGCAGAATTGTGTTTAACATAAATCTGAGTTAAGGACTGTTTCATTTTCAAAATTTCCTTAACTTGAATTTCCATATCGGTAGCCTGTCCACCTGCGCCCCCGCTAGGCTGATGAATCATGTGCCTAGCATTAGGTAAAATATACCTTTTGCCTACAGCACCTGCCTGTGCTAGTAAACTGCCCATTGAACAAGCCTGACCTATTACATATGTACAGATATCTGGTCTAATAAACTGCATTGTATCATAGATAGCCATACCTGCCGTTACACTACCACCGGGACTATTAATGAATATATTAATTTCTTTTTCTGTATCTTCTGATTCTAAAAAAAGTAATTGACCTACTATAAGATTAGCCATAGCGTCTCTTATTTCACCTTCTAGTAAAATAATACGGTCTCGCATTAATCTACTGTAAAGGTCCATAGCACGTTCACCGTTGCTACTTCTTTCTAAAACTATAGGTACCATTGTCATTTTTCTTCCTTAAAACGGAATATCATCTTTATCTTCTTCTCTCAAAGTGGCCAAGCACACATTATAGTCAATGATAAATGCTTCCCAACTCTTACGCATGGCAGGCCAACGTTCCAACATCTGTTTCAGCCTCCACCAACTTACCTGTTCAAATGTTTTATATTCTACAATGGGATCATCAATGGTCACAGGGCCATCATCGTAATAGTCACGCATGGGCCATTCTTCCTCAAAGTCTAATTCA